CCAAGGTAAAAATTTTTCTTTCATATTAATAAACTATACTTAATAAATATAAAAGATAAAGAAAAACCCCCATTTTAGGTGGGGGTTTATATATGATAGGGTTGTTATTTTAAATTAACGATCTTCAATTGTAAAACCAGAAGAATCAACTTCAGGACCATTGTTAATTAACATTTCAACTTTGATCTCACCATCAACAAATCTTGACACAGAACAGAATTCAATTTCAACATCCTCATTAAGATTTAATTTAAATTCATTATATTGTTCCTCAGTTTCAAAAGAACCACACTGAGTTGCTGGTGATTGATAAACTTTTAACCGGTAAGAACCGTATGGATTTTTTAATTCATTAGTTTCCCATATTAGATTATCAAAAGTGTAATTTTCAGTACCATCCTCGGTAAGAAATTTACCATCCTCACCTCTTTTATAAAATCCAGATCTATGATATCCACAATTGTTACAATTTAAATATTCTTCTCCTGTTTTGTAATAGAAATCACTAAAGGCTTCTTGTTTACAATTTGGACATTCAATAAAGTCAATTACACTTCCCATTTTAATTTATATATTTTTATTAATTTTTATTTTTCCATTCTTTCCAAGTATCAAAGTCCTTGAGTTTCTCCATCTCTTCTTCCATCCATTTAGCTCCTGATATAAACATATCTTTCCAATAACCTGCATCTGATGGTCGATGATAAGGGTATTTCCTATCTAATACTTTAGTAGCTGCTTCTTCAACTGTTTCTTTTTCCATATCACTTATTTTTATTTTGTTTCAACTACGTATTTTCTTCCTTCTTTTTCTAATTTCCCGACAAAATCATTTTCGTGATTAATACCACCATAAAAACCACTTCCGTCCGACCAAACACCTTTTTTATTATTTTTATAAACCATTTCACCATCGAATGTAATATATTCAGGTTGGTCATTTTTAGTCAAAGCGTAAGCTCTTGTCATTTCTCTCTTCTCAGATGGTGAGTAATTACCTGACCAATCTTGACGACACATAAATGTTGCTTGTCCAACAACAACCTTCTCTCCGTTGAAGGTTGCGTTCTTATCAAATTTTTTCTTGTAGGTATAAATGTAGGTTCCCATAATTTTAATTTTGTTTAAATGATTTGTCTGCCCAAGTTTTTGCTCCCATTCTACCCCACAATTCCATGTCACACATATCAGGGAATGACTCTCTCATAGTTCCTACGGTTAACACGTCCAAGAACCCTTTGTCGATTGAGTACCATTTACCTCCTTTGACAGTGTAAACGTTCATCCAGTATCCGTACTCATTTTTTGCTTGGATATTAACCAATGAGTTTTTTTGGTATCCACGGATTACTGATTCTGCGGTTCCTTTAGTGTCGTGGATATTGATAAACCCTGCCTGACATTTATTTGCGATACGGAATTCGTATTCTTTGTTCACATCTTTAAGGTGGTTAGATACCCCAACGGTAATTCTTTTACCTTTGATGTTTGTGTTAAAAGATCCGTAGAATACATCTCCGGACATTATCCCTTCAGTTACTTTGATGATGTCAGTTGTCATAATATTTCGTTTTAGATACATTACAAAGGTAATGATTTTTTTTAAACCACCAAACAAAAAGTATGAAAAATTATTTAAATATATTCAAATAATACAGAACCACCATTTCTAAGTCTTCGTAACGCTTTTTCTTTAATCTGTCTAACTCTTTCTTTTGTTAGGCCAAAATCAGTCCCAATGTCCTCAAGGGTTCTTGGTGTTCCTGTTAACCCAAAATAATCTCCAACAATTATTTTTTCACGATCGTCTAAAACATTTAACAAAGACATTAATTTATCTTTTAATAAATCTTTAGTATTAAATGCTGAATCAGGTTGTTCGGCATCTGGGTTTGAGATCATGTCAATTAAAGTATCTCCTTCATCATTAATTTTCATATCTAAATCAATTATTGATGGTAAAGATGAGAACTTATCTTCAAGTTTTTTACCTGTTTGTTCTAACTCTTTCTTTGCTCTTTGTAGATCCTGAACAACATTAACTGGTAGTCTTATTGTTCTTGCGTTATCATTTAATGATTGGATTATAGATTGTTTAACCCACCACACTGCGTATGAGATAAATCTTAAGTCCTTATTCCAATCAAAGTGTTTAATTGCCTTCATAAGACCTAAATTACCTTCAGCGATTAAATCTGAAAGATCCAATCCTTGGTTTTGGTATTGTTTTGCGACTGTTATCACAAAACGTAAGTTACCTCTAAGTAATTCTTCCTCAATTTGTTTTCTTTGGTCCACACTTATTTCATCTGACTTCATAAGTTTTGCCATTTCCTTTTCTCTATCGGGAGTCATAACTTTTATTTTCCTAATGTCTTTAAGGTAGTGTTGAATTTCTTCTTGGTTTATTGGTGCCCCAACATTTTTGTCTTTCATATTATACGTTTTTAGAATATTCGTCAAGTTTATTTTTTTCTGATTTAGTTAAAGAGTTAATACCATTATCTGTTATTTTATCTAATATCTCATCAACTGTAAGGATACAAATATCTTCATTTTTTTCCTTATAATCAACAGATGATAGATAATTTTTTATAAACTCCTCTTCGTTGAGTTCAATTTTAGGTAATTCAAAGATACCTTTATTACTTTTTCTTTTTTTCTTATTTGGATAAAGATCCATTAGGTGGTCTAAATTTTGTTTCTCAATATTACTTGCAAAATTCCTTCCTTTTGGGATTAAGAAGTACGTAAAGTCATCAAAGTCTTTACTAACTAATTCCAAATAGATATTCAATTCAGGAAATGACATTTCTGTTTCAAAATGGTAAACCGCGTTTGTATCACCAAAAACAAATTTAATTTCGTCTGATTTAACAATTGGACTTAATTCTTGAGCAATTCCTCCAACAAATTCGGTTTTGTTTTTTTTATCGTCACAACGGTAGATAAATAAGATATATTTCATTTTTATAATTTTCGTAAGAATTAAAACAACTATACTGTTATTGTTGTACAAATATAGTTGTTTTTTTTTGATTTACAGAATTTTTAATGAATAAATATTTTTTAATTATTTTGATAGTCTTGAGACATTATTTTGTTTGGATATCTTAACCGTTGAGTCTGCCCATTGATTAACCAAAGGATTGTGCGAAATAAGGAATATCTTATCAAAATATGTCTTAATTTTGATGAAAAATTCGGAAACCATTTCTAAATTATCGTTAGATATTTTACCAAATACCTCATCAAAGACAACAACATTTGGTTTTGGTAACGAACAAACCTTACTTAATACCGATCTTAACGCTAACGAAGCAATTGTTTTTTCGTAACCTGAACCTGAAACCATCAATTTTTCAATACCAGTTCCATTATCAACCATAATAAATTCAACCTCACTTTTATCATTAATTCTCACCTCCAATTTAAAATATGAACTATCTTCCATTAATCTTTGTAATTCAGAATTAATTAGTGGCATCATAGTTTTCATTATTGATTTTGATACCCCATTTTTTCCGTAAGATTCAAGATACATTTTATAAATTTTATCTTTTTCGTCCTCTTCTTTTATTTTAACGATTAATTTTTTATTATGTTCTATTTTTTCTTCATTTGTTTTTATATTGTATTCACAGTTAGATATTTCAGTGTTCTTATTCTTTTTTAATCTATCTAATTCCTCTAAACGAAGATCTGCCTTTATTAATTGACCGTCTATTTGGGTATTTAATTTGATCTTGTCTTGTACTTCGGACCATCTTTTTAATTTATCATTTAAACCATTAATCTTAAGGTCACAACTTTCCACACTTAAATCATATTTTTCTTTGATTAATTTGTTTTTTTCATACTCATCAAATTCTTTTTTAAGTCTAACAAATGTTTGTTCTGTGCCGGTTAAAACCTGCATTATGGTATAAATTTGGTCTTTTTGCATGATATAACCATCAAGTTCGGCAATTTTAGATTGTGTGATTGAGGCCATCATTAAGTCAATTCCACAGTGTTCACATTTGATTCCACCGTCAACAGAACTCTTTAATTCTTCAATTGATTTAATCTTACTTTCAACCTCAACCATTTGTTTAAATGATTTGTTGTATTCATCTTTAACTTTATCGTGATCATCCTCATAATAAAACGAAGATGGTTCAATAACTTTAAGTTCGGTTAACTTAACTAAGAATTCTTCTTTTTCTTTTTTTAACTTAACAACCTCGTCTTGAGTTTTATCAGGGTTCATCAGAGCAATTTCTTTATCAATGTCGTTATGTTTTTTCTTTAACATATCGTCACGATATTCTTTACCTTTGGATATCTTATCTTCGATGTCCTCTAGTTCTTTTTTGTTTTCCTCAATCTGATCATTGTATTCAACAATTTTAGTCGCATAAGTTTCTATATCCGTTTTTAATTGTTCAGAACTATACAAATTTGATAGTTTTGATTTTCCAAACGAACTATATATTTCTTTCGCGACCTCCTCTTTCCTTTTTAAAAACTCAAGACCCATAAATCTTGATAGGACTTGCCCTCTTGCAGTTGGTTTTGACTCCAACAACTCTTCAAGATTTGTCGAAGTTGTAAGTATTGTCATTAAAAAATCTTCTTTTGTTCCAATAGAATTTTTAATGAAAGCTTCGGTTTCTCTTCTTTGTTCACCAGTAAAATTTTGTAAACTACCGTCGGAAAGTTTTTTAAAGAAATCTAATTCTGTTTTTACATTCCAATCACCTTTTTTTGATTTCTTTCTTTCAATTTTTCTTAAGATTATATAATCTTCACCATCAATTGTGATTTCACCTTTAACAACTACCGAGTCTTTATCGGTAAATCGATTAAAGATTTCTTCGGCCTTGGTTGTTTTTGTTGTCTCATTAAAGAATAAGAACATTAATAAGTCCACAGACAAAACTGTTTTCCCTCCAAAATTTGGTGGGTCGGACTCAACAACAATTAATCCATTTAAAGTATCAAAATTTAATTTTTGATTTTCACCATAGGATAGAAAATTTGAGAACTCAATATTTCTAATGTACCATTTTTTAAATTGGGTTACATCAACGTCACCTTCTTCCATTTTATGTTCTACAGTTCTGTTTAGATCTAATATTTGGTCTAAGTTTTTATCATAACCTTTAGATTGTAAAAAATTTTTCAAAAGATCTATTTGATAATTACTATCAGTGATATTAACAGACACATCAACTGTTTGCATTGTTTCTTGATCTACGTTTTTAACTTTTGTTAATACGTTGACGTTTGTTGTATTATATTTTTTTTGAAAATAGTATTTAACACTTTTAATTTTATCTTGAGTAAAATTTTCTTGTAAGTCCTCCCAAACAACTTGTATTGTTGGGTTTTCAAACTTAGTAAAGTCTAAATCTTTTATCATAATTTTGTAGTTGTATATTTTTGGTGGATTAAAGAGATCCATTTATTATTTGTCTTCTTCCTTATTTTCTTCATTAATTTCAGGAGTATCTTGATCAACAACATTAAAAGTTAATGGTTGTCCCGATAAACTAACGTCAACCCCATTATTTTCTTGTAATCTTTCTATTTGTTGTTTCATTAAGATATCAAATGCTTTTTGCATTCCTGATTTTTGTTCTTTTACTTTTGCATTTCTTTTTGCAACCTTTGCTCTGTGTTCTTTATCTTTTTTTCCCATTTTATTTATTATTTAATCGTTTAAAATTTGTTCTTCAGTTTCTGTTGTTTCTTCAACATATTGATTTTGTTTCATTGGTCTGTTTTCTTCAAACCATTCAATTATAGAATTTATTGCCCACACAAAACCTGCGGATAATATCCCATCAAAAAATACCGATAAATATTTATTAAGTCCAATGAAACAAGTGTTCGGAGAAAAGTACGCCAAGGACAGGAAGAACCCTACCCAAGTAGATGTACATAAAACACAAGATATTAATTCAGATAAAAATTTACCAAAGTGATTAAAGGGAGCATATTTATTATTTCCCCATTTATGGATTGAGTTTCTTAATCCGTTAAATATTGACCCATAAACTAAAATGTTTGTCATACCATAGGCAACCATTGCCCAAATTACTAATTCTATCATAATATATCTTTTAAGTTTGATCCTTTCATAAAAAATGCGTTCATCGCATTATTGTTAGGTTCTTTGTTTATTTTTTCTAACTCTTCTATTTTTTTATTTTTTTCTGAAATCTCTTTTCTTAATTTCTGTAGTGTCTCTTGAAGTAACTTTACTTGGTCGTCATCTTTTTTAATGTCTAAATTACGTCTAAGTTCGTCTAACTCTTTATCCTTTTTAGACATCTCATAATGGAAAATATTTTCTATTTCTTCCGTCTTAGTGGAAAATATTTGTCTTTCTTTATCTAATTCTTCATCCTTTTTAGACATTTCTTCTTCCAACTGTTGTATTTTTAACAACAGTTCATTTTCACCTGTTTTGTCACTAATGTATTCTATTTTTGTGACAATTTTCTCAACTTCTTTAATAACTTCAACAGGTACTTCCACCCGTATTTCACGGATTACCTCAATTTCTACCTGTTTTTCACCAACAATACCCGTTTTTAAGTCTTTTTCACCTTCATTAAGTGTTTTACCCAAAAGCCCATAAACTTCAACATCTAACCCTTTTTTTATTGTTTTAATAATAAAACCGTTTACGTCGGTTATATCATTTAATCTACAATAATTCCAAACTTTGTCTTTTAAGTCTTTTGGTAATTCCATTAATTAAAAATTTTGTATTTTTTCCGTTCCTTTTTCAATATCTTCAAATGACTTCATTGAGAATTTTAAAAAAGGTTTTGGGTTAAATAAGTCTCTATAAGTATAGTCGTTTGTTTCAACATTATAAACACCATAACCATGTCTACCGATACTTTCACCAATATTGTTTTGTATTGTTGATCCAATCATATAACCTTTACCTGTCTTAAACTTAAATTCCGCTCTTTTGTGAATATCTCCACATAAAACAACATCAAGTCCATCAAACTTTTCAACATCATACGCCTCTTCCCCAAATTCGAAACCTAAATCAGTTTTAAGTCCTGATATTGGTCCATGGAATAATCCAACCTTAATTCCAGTTGCAACATTTAAATCAGGTGGTATGTTTCCTTGATATTGAGAATAGACACACCAACTTATATTTTCATCCTCATACACACCCCTATCTCTGTAATAAAATATATTTGGGTTGTTTAGTGAATTAATTACGGGTGAAAGTGCGTCTAATCTTTCTGTATTATTAACTAAGAAATCGTGATTACCTGGTATTATAATTGTTGGTGCAATGTATGAACATTCTTTTAATATCCAAGAAACCATTTCAATAAGCTCAGGTGTCATTTGATTTTTAGAGTGTACTAAATCTCCCGTAAATACAATTCTATCAGGTTCAAGTTCTCTCCATTGATTAATAGCCTCTTCTAAAATTGATTTATATAAGTCGTGATCTTTAAATAATCTTATATGTAAATCAGAAAAATGTATAATAGTTTTTATCATACACAAAATATAAACTATTTTAAATTAATTGTCAATCAACAAAAAACCCACCTTTTTGGGGTGGGTTTAATAATTCTTTTACTAAAAATTAAAATCCTTCATAAAGTCTTAAAATATTTGTTCCGTCCCCTTCTTCAATATAAAAAGATTCTTCTTCTGTTACACATGTATCTTCACAAACACATCCTTTTACATCATAACTTCCTGCCTTATCTTCGGGAGTTTTAGTGAATTTATATAATTTTTTTCCATTTTCTTCACCTGAAGGAGTTAAAAATGATATTGACTCGGAAGATAAAGTATTTAAATTACCATCACAAGATTGCCATTTTATGTCTGTAGGTAGAGTATTTTCAAATAAATAAAATTTAGATGTTGCCTTTTTATGCATTTCAAGAATTCTATTTTTTTCATTGTTTGTTAAACTTGATAGTATGTTTTTCATAATTTTAATTTACTAATAAATACCTTAATACTTTAAAAAATTAATCACATAATAATTTTTGGTGGTGAACCTAAATCATCATAACCATCTTCTTTAAAAGGGTTATGTGGTATTGGTATTTGAATTGGAGAGACCATTGTTCTTGGGTTAGGAAAAAATGGATCGTTATTATTAACTTTTTTCATTTTTTCTTTAATACTTTCAATATCAACCTCTTTAATTGTCGTCCAATCTCTGTTGGTCATAAAACCATCTAACCAAACGTAAAATTCTTTGTGTGTCATACCAATTCTCTATTATAAAGGTTTACTAATATAAGTCTAGCAAATCTAAATTCCCTAACTCTATTTAAGTTTAATCCATAAGACAAATCCACACTTTTAAGGTGTGGGTATGCCTCATTTATTGTCATTTTCCCTATTTCCATTATTCAAAAATTAAAAATTCTTCATTTACGAATCCACAACTATCACACATATAGGTTGGGAACGGTACAATGGTATCCTCTGGGGTTCCTGTCAATAACTTAGGTACTTTTTTTATCATCGTAACTTCTTTGAAGAATTTAGATTCACATTTTTCGCATTTAATTGTTTCTTGTTTTTTAAGATCAATTCTTGGTTTAATAATATCGTCCATTATTTTATAATATAATTTATGTTTATTTTAAATTTTGGGTAGTCCCAACTAGTGTTGGTATACCAAATAGGTGTGATTGTACTTTCCATGGTAAAAATATAGTTTTTTATTTTATTTTTTCAAGTATTTGGTCATATCCATTTCAAGGATTGTTTTAATTGTTTTTCTTGAGACTCTGTACTCAACGTACTCTCTTTCGTCCGTTAATCTTACGACTATACAACCCATTAATTGTATGTCTTCATACTTAGACCCTTCTAACATTTTTAAAAGTAGTTTACCGTAGAATGGTAACTGAGTATTATAATGTCCGAGAGCGTTATTTGGTAAGTCCTCAAATGGTTTTCTCATTGGTTTTGTGTATTTGTTGGTAACAAAGTTTTTTTCCTTATTTGTTTTCCAATCTGTTATTAAAATACCAAGTTTACCATTAACCCCAATAACCAACCAAACCTTATCAGGTTGTCCCGTATATCCTAATTCAGGATGTCCCAAAACAATTTCAGTGTCCAATAAAATACAACCTCTTTCTTTGATTAAATCAATGTATCGTTTACCGGCAACTATCATCGAGTCTCCTTTGACTATCTGTTCGGCATCACACTCAAATATTGGTTGTCTTATTTCTTTTTCAATACCAAATTCTTTTAATGTATGAGTTTCAAGTATGTAGTGAACACGAGATCCCATATTTGTTGAGTATGTTCCGGCGTCTGACCATTCTTTTAATAAACGTTCTTTTTCGTCAGGATTACCACCTGATTTATATTCCGCAATTCCTTCTGAATCAAATTCCTCATAAAACAATTTCATTAATTTTGAAACTGAGGGAAATTTAGAAGTTAGATTACCCTCAAGGTCAATCATTGTGTACTTGTGAGATTCTTCCTCAAAAGTTAATTGTAATTCTTTTTGTTTTTCTGAAATAATTTGTCTTATTTCTTCTGCTATTAATAATAAATCCATTAATCTCTTATTTCTATAAAGTATTCATTTATATTACCTCTCAAATCACATACGTCTTGATCTTTAGGTAATTTTACTATTTTTATTTTTTCATATAATTCTCCACCATTTAATTCGTGGTAAAGTTTAATTGCATTATTCCATGCGTCCCCATCCAACGCAATTATCACATTTCCTTTTGCGTTATTATAAACTTTATCAAATAACATTTCTGACATATGTTTACCCAACATTGGTATTGAGTTCTCTAAGAAAAATCCATCGAATACTCCCTCAACCAAATAAATGTCTTTTTTCCAATCTATTAGTTTTTCATTAAAGATTATTTTGTCTTTCTCAGCTTCTGGGTTTTTATATTTAAATTTAGTATGTGGGTCCCAACTACGGGCAACATAATAATTTAATTCTCCTTTTTTATCGTACGATGGAACAACTATTCTACCAACATGACTTCCCTTATCACAAAAACCAATACCATATTTTTCAATAATATCATCTGTTATTCCACGACTTTGTAAATAATTATAAGCCTGTCTTCTAACAGGATAAATTTTATGAGAGTCTTTAAATAACGTAAAACTTTCAGGTAACTTTAATTTTTTGTATTTTTTTTCTTTTACGGGTACGGTTTCTGGTTTTAAAATATAATATAACTTTTTTTGTTTTTTATTACCAAATTTGTCAAATAACTTACCCAAAGATCCGTGAGTATTCTCAATATCACCACAAGACCAACACTTATAAACATTACTTATGTAATTTATTTCCAAATTATGTTTATTTCTACCTTCATCGCAAACGGGACAATTGAAGGATATTTGACCTCTGTTGTCATAATGCAACCCGTGGTCTCCCAAAATTTCTTCTAATAATTCAACTAAAGCCTCATTTTCTTCCATTACCTAAAATATAGTCCAAATAATTAAGTTAATCAACTTCACAAGTTTTTTCAATTTTCTATATTTATTATAGATAATATATTTATGCCAACAAACGTAACAATAACAAATTTAACAGGATCTTCACCTTATAACGTGTGGGTTTGTGATACAACTTTAACAACCTGTATATATGTTAGTACATTTAGTACGGTACCTTACACATTTGAGGTTCCTTACGTATACTCTTCTTTAACAGATTTTATTGTAAAAATTGTTGACAATAATAATTGTATAAAAACTAATACCATTACCGTATAATATGACTTGTGTTTTACTTGGAACGTTTTCCTACTCATCAACTAGTCCTGAATTACTTTGTGACGAAATTAAAACTATATCAATTTATGGTGATGATTTAAACTTGGGATCCTTAATCTATTCAGATTCCTTATGTACAGTGTTGGTAAATAATGGATTTTATTCTGACGGGATTAATACATATACAGTTGGTGAAACAAGTGACAGGGGAACCATAGAAACCATAGAACCTTGTGCCGAATGTAATACAGAATACTGTATCTCAGGTACAGACACGTATGACGATAACTATACGTTTAATGGATCTTATAACGGTTTCCCATATTATACAGGACAAAGTGGGAGTTATTTGATTTACTATTCGACAGGCGAGACTTGTTGGTGCGTTTCTTCCGTATTAGATGGCCCTTGTGAACTTTTTGGTAAATCGCCTTGTCTTAGTAATTGTCCTGATTTATGTGAAACATTTTTTACTGAAGGATATTGTGTTGTAAGTACAACAACAACATATAATAGTTGTGACATAATTGATTTTGAGGCATTATTTAATTGTGATGTCACTCCAACTCCAACTGTTACTCCAACATCAACACCAACACCAACCCCTACAGTAACTCCAACACCATCTAATGTGTGTAATAGTTTAAATTTTGTCGCAACAGGTATAACATATACCCCAACACCCACACCAACACCTAGCGACACACCAAGTCCAACTCCAACACCAACAATAGATTGTTTGGTTTCAGGTTTAGTTACATTTAATATTATTGATGATTACATAAGATGTTCAAATAGTAAGAAATTTAGAGATTGTTTTACAGGAACTGAATATTTTAGTGCCGATCTAATTCTTATAAATGGTGAAATCCCTATACAAGGTTATGTTTATAAAACAATAATTAATGATGAATCTATTTGTGCAACTTTCTTAGGTTTAGTGGATAACATAAGTGGTGTTGATAAAATAGAATTAGTGTCAGAACTTGGTCCTGAAAATGAAGGTAAGTGTTTGGATTGTATTCCGAGTCCTTCAAATACCCCAACACCTACACCGACATCAACCCCAACACCTACACCGACAACTCCGGTTGGTTGTATTGAGTGTTCATCAATAACTAACTTACCTCAAGTCGGTAATTCAATTACGGTTAATGGTATAACAATTACAGGTAATGGAACAGGTACCATAGAAGAAGGAATACTTGGTGGTTTCTTGGGTTGGTGTCTTACGGGTCCTTTAATACAAAACGGGTTTTTATATTTAGGTAATGGTGTTTTACCTGTGAATTACCCATTCTCATATACTTTAACATTTAGTCAACCCGTAAATAATATAAGTTTAAGAATAAATGGTTATAATTATTTAAGTCCAACAAATTATGAAACCTTTGCGTTTACGACAAATTCAGGTAACCCATCTATTTCAAGTTGTAGTTATTGTTGCGCTAAAATTAATAGTAATAACATAGAGGCATCTCCTTGTCCTCAAACATCCCCTCAAGGTAATATTGGTTCAGGTATATTCACCTTTACAACTTTGACACCATACACAACTCTTACAATAACAGGTAATGGAGCTGCAAATTGTGGAGGTACTGTTTTTGATTTATGTGATTTTTAACTTTTATGATAAAAAAAAATACCATCTAAAAAGATGATATTTAAAATTATTAGTATTTTAATAGATATTATTTCCAAATTTCTTTTGATTTCATATATCCAAGAACACAAGCATATGCGTCAGTTTGATCAAAGTTTTCTTTTTTAAGGGTATTGTTTCTTGTGTATAGCCATTTTATTTGTGGTTCTCTTTTTGCAACTTTTTCCCATATCAACATCTTCTTATCAACGTCTTTTGGTAATCCTCCAAATAAAACATATTTACCTTTATCATTTTCTTTAACCAACTCAGGAAAAGCAAATTTCCTTGAATTGTATGTTGATATAAATTCGGGTACTATATTTAGAGTTTCATATATTTCTTTAAATATAAAACTGTTAAATCTTAATAAAGTTTGTACTGTATACACATTATTAGAGTTCATTAACGGTTCTTCAATAATAACACTAACAACCCCTAAATTTTTATATTGTATTAACTTTTCTCTAAAAATCTCACACTTAAGTAATAATTCTTTTAACTTTTCGTCCTCTTTCATTTTTGGTCTTGGCGACACATGTGTTAACTCCAACAATTGTTGTGATTGAATGTCAAATAACGCCCATCCTATTGTCTTAGTTGATATATCTAAACCAAGGACCTTTGGTGAATTTTTTATTTTTGCCATAAAGTGTTTTTATTATAAAATAAATTAAACTTTAAAAAATTAAAGTTTAAAAATCTATTTTAACTAAGTACTGTTGGATTCCCTGTCTTAAAACAGGTGATTGTAATTTAGACATAACTAATATATCTTTATCTTCATCTAACAATGCAATTTCGGTTATATAAGATTTTGTACCTTGTTTCCAAGTTGGGTTTGTTGTATTTTGGAACTCGGTAAAATTTAAATTAATTTTATATTTCATCTCATATATTGTTGCCATAATATCAGACTCAAAAGACCCATAAAAATAGTATTCATCACCAAAATTTAAATCAGGTACATCATTACCAATTTTTGTTAAATTAATGTAATTACCTAAATCATAATATGGTGCTTTATCATATTGATCTTTAGTTATAACAAATGTATTATTTGTTAATGTGTCTTGGGTTACTATACCTCCTAAATCACTCGTATAATCAATTACTCTCCAATTTGATGGGTCAGGTCTTTGACCTGTTACCACTTTTTGACAAATTATTTGGAAGTATTCCGCAAAATAACCTTTTGTGATGTCACAAGTTTGTGGACATATTGTTGTTGTGGTGGTGATTGGGTAATAAGTAGTGGTTGTACTTGTGATTGGATAATAAGTGGTACTTGTAGTTGTGATTGGATAATAAGTTGTAGTTGTTGTTGTTATTGGATTTTCCCCCAAACAATTAAACTCTCTTCCAAATCTTACCGCCACGTTTTGTGAAACATTAGGACTACAATCATTATTATTACCGACTAATTTAACATAGTAATTACAATGTAGTGAATTAGTACTACATGTTTTATTTGTAAATCTATAAGTTACATACATAGTTTCTCCATTACCTGTAAGAACCCCATCAGCATTTAAAGATGCTTGTCCACAAGTGTTAGGGGTTATTAACGATAGTTGTGGTGCTGGTAATGTAAAGTTTCTATTTGACTTGTAAGACATTGCAGCAATTACCTCTTCATCATCAATAATAATTAATTTACTATCAGGGAATACTTTACCAATTCTATTAGGTAGTCCATTTTTATTTTTATTGTTATCCCAAAGATGATAATATCTAATTCCAGGATTATTCATATCATCATTTTTAGTTGTTTGTACATATCTCACTTGGAATAGTCCCTTACCTTCAAATTCTGGAGGATCTACCCAAAACGTTTGTCCAAAACAACAATCGGGATTTTTATGCCACATTAACCATGGTATATGTAGTCTAAAATTTCTTGCTTGACCTGTAGTATCATCAAGATTTGACGGATCATAAGGTTCTAACGCAAATTTTTCACCATAGAAGAAATCTATGGTTTGATTAGTGTAGTGTATAATTGCAATCGCTTTTTGTTCTTCAGGTTCAACATCAACAACTTCACCTAAAGAGTTATAATAGAATGTATCTGTTGTCTCAGCACTTAAAGTGTTATTAATAAAAAATGTCTGACCTGAATTTGAATTGTACCCAAAGTATTCTTTAGACCCGATATAATCTACAGATCCAAAATATTCATACCCTTCATATTTTGTTGGTACTAAACCAGCAGGATTTTCAGTCCATGGAATGTTCATATTCCAAATTTTTACATCAAACTGATCGGTATCACATATTGATTCAAAATCAATAACTTGTTCACCCCAATGTGGGTTTGGTGTTAGACTATCATATATAGATGTCATGTTTGGCGGATAAATTAAAGTTCTCGCATAACAATGACTAATAACGGTACCGCAAAAATCAGGTGTATTTCTATCTAATGTTATTATATCTTCACAAACATCAACAATTCTATATGTTAATATCTGATAACAAGAGTTCATAGAGACCACACAATTAGGTGGTGGTGGTGCCGGACACAATCTACTAGGTGTAGGTGTCAAACATGGTGTTTTAGTTGGCGTAGGTGTAGGTGTTGGCGACTCACAAGGATTATAATTTTTAGTAACACTTGGTGTCGGTGTCGGTGTTGGTGTTTGAGATGATGTCGGTGTAGGTGTTAATGCCGGAACGTCTTGACAATCTCCCCATACCAAGAAATCTCCATCTTCTGTTGTTAAAAATTCAGATAATTCTGTCATTAATATACATGTCTCTGAAATTGGCATTTGAGATGATGTGGGTGTTGGTGTGAGTGTTGGGGTTACGCTTGGGGTTGGTGTTGGTAAATTAATACAACTACAGTCATACTCTCCAAAACCATCATAATAAATTGTTATAATATCACCTATAGATGGTTTATTTAAATTCGTATAGTTACATCCAGAATATATTATTTGTACTTTATTTGACCCACTTAATGTGGACATATCTATAACATAATTAGAACTAACAACATACTGATCATTAGTTAATGCACTCCAAACTATTGTGTCGGCGGTGGTATTACCCGTAAAAAAACCTCTTAATGGGGCTCTATTATAAACAGGTTCAACAACAGAGTCCATATATGGTATACCATATGTTGATCCACTAGATCCATCAACATAATAAGGATATTTAATACTTTGTCTATTTGATTCAGGTACTCCCGCAGAGTTTTGTGTATTGAACGCAGGTTCTAACACAAATAAATTATTGTAATTATAATTTGATGGTAATTTATCGTACGACACTTCACTATCCCCTACTTGGAAATACGCAATCTTAAAACTACCCTGTGATAATTTTTTTCTACCTGTGTCAGTAACTCTAGTGTTAACTAACCCTGATGTATTTTTAATTATATATGCCATTTAAATTATAAATATTAAATAACTTTTTTTATTTGTTAAAAACTACCTTCGTAACATTACAACAATTGCAATTAATTACTTGTAAATTTTTTAAAGTTAATGTCAAATCTTGACTACCATTATAACATAAAGTTTTAACGTCAATATTTGGACTAATACTACTCATAATATATCCTATTAACGTGTCCCCACTTTCAATGGTTAAATTTTGCCATTCTTTTATTTTAATTATTCTATAATTACTACCAATACATGGTCTTTGTAAGTTAGTAACTTGGGTGTTTTCACTAAAATTTGTGTATTCACTTATATCTCTATTATTAATATAGACTTGTTCGGTATAATTTTGTATAACAGAATTTACTTCTGGTCCATAATTTAAAACATTTTGATAAACAAGATCAAATTTTAATTTTATATTATTTGTTAATTCAGGATTACAAACAACACTAAATTCTCCATTAGTTTTATTATAATTTAATGTAACAAAATATTGTGTAGATTTATTTTTTGGTATTATAACTTCCTTAATTGTTTCCGATTCTTTACTATCAACAACTTTAACAACATATTTACCTTCACATAGATTTTCAATTATGTTTCCAAGTTGTTTTTTATCATTTAAAAAATATTTAAAAGGTCCTATCCCACTAAAAGTATCAATGATTAAAGATCCGTCACATTTACAAGAACTGTTTTTTATGTTAACACTATAATCAACTATCACATTATTAACGCAATCTCCTGTTGTAATTCTAATATTTTTTATTTGTTTAGGTGGTCTTGATCCCAAAATCTGCCATCCAGATAATGGAACATCATTTGTGGTATATGTGAAAATAAAAGTATTTTCAACCCCACTTAATACCCATTGGTTTGTATCTCCCGTATACCAAAATATGGTATATCCATTAGAATTAACCCAACTATTTTTTCCATTAACTTCATTTGATGGTTCAAAAGCGTAAGTCTCAACTTTTCTAACGTTATTCTCCAATACTTCAGATAAAAGACATAATTCCATACTATTCATATTATACGCAATGACCTAAAGTAGATTCGTTTATTCCGTATATTACAGATGGATTATTAATCCAATTTTCGGTGATAGTACTATTAGGATAATCAGAAGAATTACTCAAATATGAATAATAAGACCCTGAAGGTCCTGCCGTTGGGTTAAATATTTGCCAAAACTCCCATCTATTATCAACATCATCCCAAAATACGTATCCAATTAATGATGGTGGGAATGTTGAAGGATTATATACTCCATAGTAAAACTTATTATTATACGTTCCTGCAACATAAGCATTACTTGTAATTATTATAGGTGTTGTCCCATTTTTAACCACAGTAAAACACATATCTGTTGGCGGATAACTACATAAACCATATGATGTTAACATATATGTAACTCTTTCACTAACCCAATCAACTGTGTTATCAACAGGGAAACTATTTGTTGATGGTAAATACGCAAGTAGTAACCCTCCACCTAAAACTAAAGTCATTTCCCATCTATTTAACGTTGAGTTCCACCAAACGTAAGCATTTCCTCCAACACCAACTAAAGTATAATAGTACTTACCATTATAAAGTCCTGTTGATGGTATTGTTGTATATATTGGGCCCAAAAATTCATATTCAGTTGTAAAACAAATGATTGGTTCTGGAGTTGCCGATGGTGTTAGACTAGGTATCGGTGTTGCCGTTGGTGTTAAAGTAGGTGTAGGCGTAATGGTAGGTGTCGGTGTAGGTGTTGGTGTTCCTGTTGGTGTGGGCGTTGGTAATGCCGTAGCACTTAAAATACATGTTGTATTAACAATAAAATCACCATAAGAATCTGTTATTGTAACAGGGTATTCTCCAACCCCTAAATTTGTAATTGCTGGAGCTATATTTCCGTTTTCCCAAGAAATTGTATATGGTGGTGTTCCTCCCGTAACTCCAACCGCAATAGATCCATTAAAAGTTGTAACATTTGTTGGTTCTTTACTGAAGCATTTAGCCCCCATAGGAAATATTGTGAGAACGTCACATTCATTTCTTGGTTCAATACTTGGTTTTGGTCTATCAGGTGATGCCACTTTCTTTTTTATTTATAAATACAATTATTTGTCGTTTTCAATGAAAGATTTCATAACTTCTATATATTTGATCGTTGAATTATTAACTTCAACATAATCAAAATGATTAGGGTTATTCCTTAATTTTTCAATTGGGTCTACATTTATATACTCGCCCTTGTAAAACTTAATTCTTTTAAGATTGTCAGTTACTCCGGCCATGTGTAGTATTGGTTTTTTTTCGTACACTTGTATTGGGTCTGTTGCCCAAGAAAAATCTAACTCTTTTGTTATTTTTGTGTCGTTACCGTTTAACCAAAGATTCCAAAGTAATGACCACATCTCTGCAGTCCAAAATTGGATCTCTCCTGGATTTATTGGGAATCTTTTTTGATAATCTAACATTTGGTTATACAAAGGAGTACAATCGGTATATATTTTTTTCCACAGATTATGATCTGTATTTTTGATTAGGTACTGTCCTCCTCCTGAATTTTCTTGATTACATTTAACACAATCAACACTAACTCCAATAACATCAACCATTTCTTGTAATAATTGACCTTTTTCAGATGTTGGGTGGTTTTTTTCATATCTATTACAACAATCCATAATATAATTGTAACCTATGTAACCAATTGTGTCTGAAAGATATGTTATATCATCATCTAATAATAAATTAAAATTAGGTAAATAATTAAATATAATATCGGCATCGTGTAGAAAAAATAACTTACCAAATTCAGGATATTCCTCTAACCATTTAGAGATTAGGTAAGGTTTAACGCTTGGTATATACGTTTTTACGTCTCTATTATCCTCATAAAAATGAATGTTTATTCCAAAATCTTTTAATTTTAAGGCATCTTCAGTCGGGGTTTTAGCTCCGTGTACCATGGCAAAAATTACGTGAATTTGGTTTGGGTCAATTCCTTTTTCTATAAAATTGTGAACATAAAGTTTAATTTGCCAATGAAAATATGGAACATCGGGTTGTGCGGTTACAAATACAATATCTTTCATATTGAAAATATATTCGTAAAAGTAAAAAAGTGAATTTAATAAATTTTGTTTAACGTGAATATCTCTGAATATATTGAGTTTCCTGCGTTATTAGTATTCCATTCAGCAGTGACAAGAAGTGTATTAGATATTGTAGTATCAAAAGTTGTGTTGTTTACAATACTGAAATTTACTCCTTCAAAGTCAAGTCCTCCATTTTTAGTGTATGAAAACAATCCCCCTGATGCTATAGAACCTACACTTGCAACTCCTAATTGTCTAATAGTGAAGTTCACATCTAGTTTCCAATGTTTATTAGTGGTGGCATTCATTGCCATTACCCCTGTTTCCGCTAATAATACACCCGAATCCGTTTTAATTCTAATATGTAAAGTGGCAGAACCCACACAAGATAGATGCCCTATTAACACTCCATGAAAACCATCACCCACACTAAACCCATTTGCGGGAATTATAATAGATCCTACTCCCCCACTTATTAATGTAGTCTCAACAGTTGTTGCACTTACTGCAACGCTGGTTCCTGTTTGAGAAAATAAACCATATACCGTTGGTCCAGGAATTGTTTTAACTTTAACTTCACCCGTTGATCCGTCTCTTGTTAAATAATTTAGGGTTGTTCCCGTATCTGTTGTTGGTGTTGATGATATGTTTAATGTTGTTGCCGTAAGTCCACTTGATATAATAGTATTACCACTTACGTGTAGTTTTTTTGATGGTGTGGTTGTCCCAATACCAACGTTACCTGTACTAGTGATATTTATTACACCAGATGATGGTGCAGACGTTCCAATACCACCTATTGACATAGTACCACCAGAAGGGGTATTAATCCAAAAAGATGTACCTAATCCATATTGTAATCTTAAACCGGTATTAGTATTACCTGACCCCCATATAAATTGATTACCATCTACTATGGACACTTTTTCACCGGGGTTTGTTATTCCAATACCAACACGACCAATTGAGTCAATTACAAATGGTGTTGAATCAGGGTTGGTGCTATCTTCTACTAAGAATGAGTTACCGGCATTTAAATTATTTATGTGAAGTTTAGCAGTTGGTGATGTTATACCAATACCCACATCACCTGATGAAGAGATAACCATTCTAGGTGTACTGTTTGGTCTAAATGATATACTATTACTTCCTAGAGTTCCTATAATAAACTCATTACCTGCGTTAAATAACTCATTATTATCTATACCAATACCGTTATTAATTGTACCAACTAATAATGTTGAACCTGATAAACTAGTACCACCAATTGTTGATGATCCACTAATAGCGATTTGTAATCGTTGAGTAGGGTTTGAATTACCAATACCCACATTACCAGATGATGATATATACATTCTAGGGTTAAATTCAGTACCGAATATAAGTTTTCCACCAGAAACTTGATTAAAAACATTTAAATTAGTACTACCAGATGTTTCATACCCAATAAAACCAAATCTACCGGCTGATATCCCTTGTGGGTAATATTCTTGATATACATGATCAATACCTTCATATCTAACAGAATTAGCGTTACCACTGATCTGTAGGGCAACTGCTGGTGTAGGTGTTCCAATACCAACACGACCAATTGAGTCAATTACAAATGGTGTTGAATCAGGGTTTGTATCATCCTCTACTAAGAATGTATTACCTGATGTTGTGTTGTTTATATGAAGTTTTGCTGTTGGATTTGCAATCCCAACCCCTAATCTATTATTTGCTAAATCAATGGTAACCGCACTTGTAGACCCAAAATAAACATTTCCTTCATCTAAAGGGTTTATGTTAAGAGGTGAACAAGAATGGATGTTAGAAACGTATAAATCGGTAATACAATAACCTGTTATTGAGTCGAAAACTTGTGATATTTTAGCCTTATAGGAAGATCCCGCCGGGTTTCCTTGTGATGTGTCACCTGTTATAACAATATGAATTAAATCATTTAATGTTACTCCTGTCGCTAAAGATCTGTCTGTTAAAAATGCCATTTAAGTTTTTTTTAATAAATATTTTAAGTTTGGAAATCATATTCCTCGTTATCCATAAAATAAAAGTCGTCTCCGTCTTGAAATTGTTTTATTGTAAGAGATTGTTGTGTACAATCAACTATTTTAAATATTTCACAACCTAACGAGTCAATTAGTTTTATACCAACCGCAGGTGCGGTGTTAAATTGTGATGGTATTGTTAATACTATTGTTGGTGGTTGTGGTGGTAACACATTTGCAACCAAAACACATTGATTACCATAGACATCACAAACAAACACATTATATGATGTGAAAATAAAACTTGTTGTTTGTATCTGTATCTGTGCCATTATATAAAATAAGTTGGGTCTATTATGTTTGGTACTCCTCCAATGTTTTCGTAAATTTTAAATAGGGTTGTTACGTACTGTGAGGGATATGTTGCGGTATCATATGTCCATATTTCAAAGTCACCACTTAAACTTGTTATTCTAAATTGATAACAAACCATTGTCCAACTATATGTTCCAAGATTTTTAGTTGGTGTGTAGTTATAAAAATAAAAATTAGATAGGTCACATGTTTCGGCACTTAAAGATGGTATTGTCGTTAGTGGTGATCCGGAATATGGGATTGTTTGAATAACATATTTTGGGATCTCCACAGAAGCGGTCACAGTAGTTGAGGAAAAAGTATTAGTAGATGAGTTTAGTAATCTAAAACGGTAAAACGGATTATCTACTTTTGATCCAGTATTGGTTATAATTGATATATTATTTGTTACTGCCGTTGAGGAATTGTTTATAAAATCACATATCCCATTTGTATAACCACTACAATTAATGTCACAACTTCCCCACGTTAAAGAATTTGAGATTGTTGGCATTGTAATTGACATTGTCCAAGGACCGGTCCCTCCTGTTGTTACTACTGAAGATGGGTGAATGTAGTATTCTTGGAATCCAGTTATATCCCCACATTGTTGTGTGCCTGAAGCTAATGGTATTCTAAGATTAAAAAATCTATAATAATCAATATCTAATGGGTTTGTTGGGTTTCCCGAATAAGAAGTATAAAAATTATCCCAACTAAAGTTATAATGTTCTAAATCAGAATATGTATTAAATGTCATGACAATTAAACCCTCACCAAGAACCACAGATTTATCATATGTAATTGTATTTGTATTTGGAACATCACAAGTCGGGGTAAATATATTAAAGAATGGGTTTCCACATGTAGTTATTGGGTTATAATATAAAATTGACGTGTTTAAATCATATGGTACTGTATCATAAATAAACCCATTTATACTTCCATTATATGACGTACCGTCAATAAATCCATTATCGGTATTTAGATATCTAAAAATATTACTATCGTTACATCCCGAAATTTTAAATCCATAATAATACCCATCACATGGTTGTGAAATTTTATTTATGGTAGATTCGACAATTCTAATTGGGGGTATTAATGTATCGTAACACAATTCACAATCAAAAGTCTCTAAACACTCACACAGTAATCCCCAATTTGTGTTATTATTTAAAGGGTTAGGGGTTATTTCTATTTCTAAATAATCCCCACTATTTACAGTAATTCCTGTTAAACATAAAACTTTTGGGAAAAGCGTATATGTTGTTAGGTTTTTTATAGTTTTTGGGGTAACTAATGGACTAAAATTTGTTTCTGATTGGTTCATCCCCATACTAATATACTCCAAAACTATAGGGACAGAATAATTAGACCCAAAAAAAGTAATTTTTAAGTCATCATAAATTTGTTGTCCCTTAAATGAATAAGCAAAATATGGCTTTAATGGATCCAAAGCAAATGTTGTCACAACAGGTTGTGGTGTTATACTTGTGGTGGCACTAAAACTAAACCCGTGAGAATAATAAGGACTTGTTGATCCAGGTCCGTTATCACAAGTTAACGCATCTACATTAACTGTAGTAGAGTTAAAACAATTAAGGTCCGTATATTCCGTTCCATTTAATTTAATTTTTTGTATTACAGGAGTATAAACTCCGGCAACTATAGGAACTTCGCTTGATCCTGTTAATGGGTGTGTATATAAATAATCACCAACATAATCCGTCCCATATCCTGACGTGAAAGCAACTGTTGTACTTACAATTCCAGGTCCGTACCATTCAATGACGTAATCAGTTACACTAGGATCACAACTTGCGGTAATTATTCCCACTGAAATTACTCCTATTGGGTTTGTATCATAAAAATCAAATCCAATATCACAACTAACACATAATGGATTAATGGTTGTTGTTGATGTTGTCGATGTTGATGTCGTGGTCGTTCCTTGGAACGTTTGACAATATTCACAATTTGCTGCGTCTATAATTTTAACACCAAAAGATGAATATCCACTATATGGTCCTGGAATTGTTATTGTTGCGGGGACAGAACTAATTGTATCAACTAAAGTACAATCTATATCAGGACAATCTCTACATACATACACATCAACAGGATATGTTACTTGTGATATATTTGTTATATTAACTTCTAAAGGCATATATTATATATGTTTAATTTTATTTTTTTAAGGTATAAAACTTATTGTTTCACACGATGATATTTGAGATGCCCCCCCAAACGGTATTGTTGCGGTTTGTAAATATGTTAAACTATATGGTGAGTTTTCATCTATTTGATAGACTTCTCCCCCATTATTTAATATATGTATTTTACCTGAGTCAGTGAATAAACCGTATGGGTTTAGTATGGTTGGGGATATTAATTGGTCAAATTCTAATGTTCCTGTTGAGTAGTCATACTGTGAAATATATCTGTCAAACCCAATTTGGGTTGTTAATATTAATTTATTACTTGTTGTATAAATAAAATCCCCTGAAATTGTTCTACCCGCAGGTATATTAAATTTATTTGTTACTATGGGACTAACACCACTTATATCAATTTCTACCACAGTTTGAGGGGTACTAAAATTTGTAACTCCTGTTGTTGTGATAAGAGTAGTATCATCAATTGCGGTTAATCCAGCACCAATAGTGCAGTTACTAATAACAATATTTCTATTGTAAGACCCACTAAATGGACTTAAAATTATGTCATATTCTGTTATTGCACTTGTGGATGCATAACTTAACCACATTTTATTTGAGGTATGTGCAATATCTCCAGGTCCAGCATCTAAAGTTCCACTTATAAATGGTGTTAATAATATATTAGTATTTGTTAATGGATAATAAACATATATACTATTGTCCAAATAAAAAGATGTCATTATATCACATGTCAATAAATTTGGTGGTGTAGGAGGTATAGGGGATGGGGTTGGTGTAACAGGAGGCCCACAAACATCGGCAACACAAGTATATAGAGATAAACTATAACCACCTGTACCACTATCTAATGTAGGTACGGTACTTGCACAAACATATGTTGTTGCGCCTCTTCCAACCCCAACTCCCTGAGGAATAGGTTTACAATCGGTATAACTAAATGTTGACCCAGTTGATGCCGAACCACCACTTAACTCATAACAATCACAAGGAAAGGCCGGAGTTTGGGTTGGTGTTGGTGTTACTGTTGGTGTTGGTGTTGGATTTAAACAGTTACCCAAGGTTGAGTCTTCTATTACACATCCAAAGGCAATCATAAGATCAGTAACCCATGGATACGTTACATTACTTTCTGGAAAATATGATGGATTATCATTATGTTGTAAAATTATTGTTGGTGCCGAAATGTTAACATGTTCCCATCTGTTTGTTATATCATTCCAATATACAATACTGTTACAACTTGTTGTACAGTCTGATTGATAAATTATATAGTATGGTTTACCGTTTATTATACCAACAGGATTTAAACTACAATCCCAAGAAGGTAATACCATTAAGTCAGTATTTACGGTAAAACACATAATTGTTGCGGGAGTTGCGGTTGGGGTTAACGTTGGTGTAGGTGTAACGGTTGGTGTTGGCGTTAATGTGGGCCCCACTAATGTCATATCTGCATTAAACCCTAAACATTCAGGTGCCTTACCACAATCTTTACAAGAAATTAAATATTCAATTAGTAAATTGATTTTAACGTTTGTATCCCCTAAATCATTAAAATTTGTTAACTGACAATCCTTAATTTTCTCATTACAGTTATTTGTGATTGTTATCTTATTTTTTCCAAGATCAATTATAACATCACCAATTTCAGGATATTCTTGTATTGTGTCTTTAAGACTTTGTATCCATATTGTGTCCGCATATTGAGCAAAACTACCACCTGTATATGTATAAAATAAATCTTCTTTTATAACCCCATCGATTTCTACTTGGGTTCTGAATGTCGCATTTACAATATAACAACCAATATCTCCTGATGTTAGATCAAAAAACCCTTCATTCATCATTTGTAGTATTCCTCTCTTACCATATATTCCGGTATTAACAAAATCATCAGAACATACTGTATATGAAGCATAACTAGTTGTTAATTCAGTACCATTTAATATTATTGTATCACTTTTTAAACAACCTTCACTATCTGTCACTAATACAGAGTAATTTCCATTTGATAACCCCGTTAAATGTAGTCCTGTTTGAGCCCCAACATTTGAACTCCAAACAATTGTGAAAGGTGGTACTCCACTTGTTATATTTAAATAAATTTCACCGTCATTACCAATAGTTGGTTGTACACCAACTAAAGTAAAATCAACAGGTTGGGAATCTGCAATATAGAAATTTTCAGTTTGTGTACAGGTAGGTGATCCCGAATCTGTTACTGTTGCAACATAAAACCCAGAACTTAAATTGTTAAATACATTTGTTAATTGGGTTGTTGTTGTAACGGGTGTTCCTCCTGATAAATTATATGATAACGGTAATGTTCCTCCTGAAGTAGCGGTTATTATTGCGGTACCATTATTTAAACCACATGTTGTATCTGAATAACTTACTGATATTTCATATTTATTTACATTTACAACAGTAAAATGTCCAGTATATATACATCCCGAATTATTAGGGACATCTTGTATTAATATTGTATAACTTCCACTTTCTAAACCAAAAAAATCACAAATTGAGTTTGTGGTAGTTACGGTAGAATTTCCGTTGAAGTCATATAAAGTGTATTGGTAGTTTCCCGGAGATAGTCCATTATTTAATTCTATGTGAACAGATCCATCACTTGAATTACAATTAGAGTTTGTTACTGACATTGTCGTAACAATAAAACCATTTGGTGTTAATAACGAAACGGAACTTATCACATTACAAAGTCCTGCATCTGTTACTGACACTGTAAATACTCCCGAAGATAAACCTGTAAAAGTATAGATATTACTATACTGTATTGTTATTTCACCGTTTGAACCTGAAAAATAATAAGGTGCGGTTCCTCCTGAAACAATAACCTCAACCTCTCCATCATTTGAAAAACAAGAGGGTTGTATTGTTGTTAACATTGCGGCAACTCCCAAATCAGGAACATCAGATAGTACAACACTTTTAGTTATCGTACATCCTTCAAAGTCGGTTATTGTAAGTGTGTAGGTTCCCAAAGTTAGTCCTGTAACTTCAGGGCCTGTTTGCGTTCCAACATTAGGACTCCAACTATACGTATAAGGCGGATTTCCTGTTAGACCTGTCACAAATATTTTTCCTGTACCATCAATAGGTACACAACTTGCATCATTTACAACATATAGACCAAAGTCCAAAGGACTTGTTTCTTTAATTAAACAAACTTCACTTCTTCCTGTACATCCACCACCATCATCACCGATCACATAATATAGTCCTGGTGAAAGATTTGTAAAAACATTACTTGTACTGTCACCACTTGTTATATACCCTAAAGTGTTTTCGTATAAATAAAACGATCCAACACCATAATAATTTGTTGTTGATGCGGTAATCGTACCATTATTTAGTCCACAAGTAGTCCCACTACTTTCTATAGACACACAGGTTCCTGAAGATATTGTAAATTCAACATATCTAGGAATAAAAGGTGGTTCTAAACAACTATCTATAATCTCTAAAATATAAGTATCAGGAGTTAGACCTGTAACAAAATAAGTTGTTGTATTTGATGATAGCGGTAATAAACCTGATGTTGATATCTCACTTACAGTATAATTTGGGGATCCTCCTGTAATAGAAAAGGAAACTCCCCCAAATCCTGAGTTTGTGCAGTCTCCACTTACACTATAATTATATATATTTATTGACCCACAACTCATTGGTTACAAAGTAGATTAAAGTTTATTCCAACATTTATTTTAAAATCTTGAGTAACACTTAATGGAATACAATTACCATTATATACAGTAACAGTATCATCAGTATTAATAACATAATTTAAACCTTCTGATTGTAAATTACTTAAACTCGATTCAAGTGCGGTTATCCAATCGTTTTGAGATGGGTAACTAGCAATAGGACTTGTATTACCATATCCCGTAAAAAATTCATCATGAACTAAAGTATTACCATTTAAAACTAAATCAATATACCAAGTACTTTCTAATGAATTAAGATCACAACCAGTCAAAACATATCCTTGAGATTGTAATAAACTATTTAACACAACCGCAAATGAGGTCACTGTTGGATTAGACCCCCAAGGATAGATAGGACAAGTGATTTCTTGTATAGGACAATCAACCGCAAATAATTGACCAACCAACGCACAAGGTTTACATGGTATTGGAACTATTTGACAACCCATTTGTCTTCTCCAAACAAATTTTTGTCTATGAAATATAGAATTTTCCAATCTTACTCCTGATGTTACCAATGTTGTTGCTGGTATCATTTGTCCAACTAATTTTATCCAATAATCGCCTATTCCATTAACATAGTCGATCATTGTTCTATATGTAAAGTTATCGTTAGGGATATTAATCGCCTGTTCAGATTCTAAGTATTTCCAATATATAGACTGTAATGTTGGGTATCCTCCTGTTTTACCATCGGTAATAAATTGTCTATTTCTAACATTGATCATGTTATGCCAAAATGTTTGAGCAAACTCAAAGAATGTTTTTTGTTTTGGTTTTGGGTTAATTTCAGTCCAATCTATACCTCCCCTATTTGGGTATGGTCCGTTTGGATTAGGGTTACAATATGTTGGTTCAACATAGTCTAATCCCTCATTTGGTATTGGGTAATTATACTGTCTTGACATTGACCAAACATCATAAACCAACCCTTGAGCCGGATTTAAAAATACGTCAACATTTTTAACGTTTACAACAAATCTTTCATCATAAACCCTATAGTATGCAGTAAATCCACCATCAGACGTATTTCTTAAACCAACATTATCAATAGTCCAACTTTTTTTATTATCAATTACTTTAACTAAATCATAACCTAAAGACATAAATGGAAATTTACGATACCTATCAAGGTATGTTTGACCATAATTAAATGGTAATAGAACAGTTTGGTAATTAGGGTTTTGACCAACAAATACTTGATTTGTCTCTACAACTTGTTCAGGCATGTGATGATCAGGTGTTGATTCATACCAACCTCCTCCTATTTGGAAGAAATACCCTTCGCTTTCTTGTGCTGCGGTTGGGTAACCTAAACTATCCATTGGATAATCTAACCTTGTTGTTGTTACTCCACTAATAGTCGTTTGTAATGTAAAACCGCTATATAGGACTCCCATTATTGAAAATGTATCTGTAGGGTCTGAAACAGGAAGTTGTTGTACATACAGACCACCTGAAATATTTAAATATTGATTTTCAAACTGAGAAAGGTTTATTCTTTCATCTGCAATGTATATGTATTCATTAAAATCAATTAAAGCCTCAGGTGCTCCAATCAATCTTAATAAAATTTCAATAGATCTTCTTGTTCCCTTTGATTTAAACAAATAGGCGGCATTTAAAATTAAATTTTTATAGAATTGGTAATTAATTTCATCAGGAGTTAACGCTCTTGAGTATCCAGGAAAATTACTTTCTTGATTGGTACCAAAAATTGAATCTAAAAGCGATTCATTACTTATTGGTGAAATGTTTGTTTTCCACCCTAATGTTTCTGCAAGATTTTTTAATAATTGTGATGGTATGTCATTACCTGTATTGTAATTAACGGATGTCATATTTGCCAATGACATAACAAATTTTCTCACCTCATCAAAACTTCTTCCGTATATCTGTAATACCTTTTCTAATTTTCTATCACCAGTATCAAATTCTTTTAATGCTCCTGTGGTTAAAAACCTTGATATTAAATTAGTATTATATGAGTCTAAGTTTTCACATAAGTCATTTAAAGTTGTTAAATATTTATCAAAATCGTTAGTTCTAATATCTAAATTCCACAATCCATCCAAAGGCCATGTAATGTTTTGACTTGTTGTTGTGTAAGTACCATCATTGTTTTCTTGTGGAACTTGGAAAGTTGCGGTATAAATTGGTTGTATTAATCTATTTAAAAGAAATTTTTCTACCTCATCAAAAAAATCATTAAACGATTTTTCCGTATAAGTAGTGTTGGGTCTTAATATGATATTATCTGTTGTTGCGGACATCCCTGAAAAAGGATTTCCATTTACATAAAGTTTTAAATAATTATCAGTTTCATCAGTAGGATCTAAAAATACTACGTTATATTCGGAATTATTAACAAATATTGAATAGTTCCTATATTGAACTGTTAAATTTCTTAAAGGTGATTGCTCAACCTCACTTAATTCAAAGTTTCTTGTTGCGTTTGTTGTAAAATCAATATCAAATGGATTTCTTATCCAATTTAAAGGTATCTCTAAATATGTTTCATTTAAAATTTTGTTATATAAAATATTAACTGCCGTTAGTCCTGTTTGAAAATTAAGGTTATTCTTTAAACATTCTACGGATGCCGGAAAATAATTAATTATTCTTGTTATAGACGTTGAAATTCTTTTTGTTAGTGATCCAAATAATGTAAAGTTGGTTATTTCACTTAAATCAAAATTTGGGTAAACTTGTAAATTTTTAGCAATTAAGACTTTTGACTCTTCGATACTTTTTAAATCTAAATCAGATAAACTTATCGGATCTGAAAAAGCACCAATATTAAATGTTCTGTTTTGTTTTTCAGTAATTCCTGTTGTGAACTCAAAATTAGCGTTAGTTAATCCCCCACCGGCAACTAATTGAACCCCAACTAAATCGTCAGAAAATGTACTATCTCCTGTATCAGTTTGTGGAGGCCATTTATATTTTATTACTGCCATTATTGTGTTATATTTGCAAAGTTTTTACTAAAATCTATGTTATCACCTCTATCTTGTTTTACTTCATATAAAAGTTCGTTATATTGATCTCTAATTTCAAATAAATTGTATTGTTTGTAAATGTTATTCTGAGTATCGTAAAGTGTATAAATTCCATCATTAAGAGACTTAGTCTGATTACCAAACAAAGAAATTGCCAATGTGGAAATGTCGTGTTCAACCATTTCAATCTCCATAGTAACAGGATTAAAGAATGTATTACTTATTATTATTTCTTGATCTGGTTGACCAATAAATGGTGTTGCGTTTGGTTTGTTAGATGGTGATGAAGAAGGTGATAATGTACAAAATATTAAATTTGTAACCCCATTCACATATTGATATCTAACAGTGCTTGTTGAGGTGTTTGTGGTATTTTGGACCACGGGTTCGCAGTAAAAAGATGAGGTAACTATTCTGAAAAAATTTGGTATTTTAGCCCCACTTGTCTGTAAGTATTCAACCCTATAACCAATTAAACCTTGATTAACAAATTTATCTCTGAATGAAACGGGAACGTTACTTATATCTATTACTATCCCTTTTATGTTTGGTAGTGCTGCCAATATACCACAATCAGTTATTCTAGTTCTAATTTCTGCGGGTCTTATATATAATGTATAAATCCCTAATTGATTAAAAATATTTGATGGTAGTCTTAAATTATATAGTCCACCTAAGATTTCTACACCTGAATTACCTCCAGTATTTGTGTTGTGAAAATAAGGGGTCAAAACCGCAGAAGAATTTAATTTTGTCAACTGAAAGTTGTTTGTAACGTCTCTTGACTCCGTATAATTTAATATAATATCAACGTCAGTTGGACTTACGTCCGCCGGTCTTATTGTTCCATATGTTCCTGTTGCCATGTAATTTTACTTTGTTATTTTATAAATATTAATAATTAAGTTTCCACGTTAAAAAAACCATAACCATATTTGACTAAATCTCCTATGTTATCAACTTCTCCTAATCTTTCGATAGATTCTAACGCCGAATTTTTCCCCCTTTCAATAAATAAATCAGATCTTATTTCAGGTTCATAAGCCACCCCAATTAATGCTTCTTCTTTTGTCATCGCAGATAAAACCAAATCATTTTGTGTTAATCCCGAAGATTGAACAAAATATAATGTTGTACCTCCACTTAGGTCCCAATAATCCACACCATTTATTGTATACGCAGAATACGATCCATTTGGTACTGATCCGTAATAGATACCAACAACTCCTGTTTCTCCTGTTACTTGTATTCCTAATGGGTATGGTACTGGTCCATACTGTTCTAAGTCAGATAATGTAGAATTTGTCGTTCCTGTTACCAAAAATGGTACTCCAACATAACTTGAACTTATATAATCTATAATATTTGGGTTCGAGTCTCCTGTAAATAAGAAATCATAACTTACGGGAATGTTTGCCCAATTACCCCCTTGTTGGTAAAATACTACCGTTCCATTTGGATTAATTGGTACTATATTTTGGTAAGGTACGTTTATGGTTTTTGTAACTTCAGTTATCCCCCAAGGTGTAGTTCCTTTAATTTTTATTGTATAAATACCATTAGATGCGGGGTACGTATGGTTTAATGATGAGGGTGAAAAAATATTAATAGGGACTATCGGCGATCCATCCCCCCAATCTATTTCAAATACCGATTGAGTTACATTATTTGATGTATTAAAAACATAAAATGTATATGGATTAATAGTGTCAGATGAAAAAATAAAGTTATTTAAAGTTTCTTTTTGGTAAATTAAACCATCAAACACAGAATACCATCCCATATCGTATGTTGTCTGTGTTAACATGATTGGAATAGTTAACCCTGTTAAGGTTGAGTCTCCGTTTGTTCCCCCTGATAATAATTGGGTCATGGAAGAATAAACATATGTTGTCCCTGTTTCACAATTAACGTAAGTTACCCCTGTAGGACAACAAGGATCTTCCACATATATTTCTTCACAATCTCCTGTCCAATTAATAGGAAATATTTTATTCTTTATATCTTCAAGACCAATCTGTATATAATATCTTTGTTCTTCCATTATGGGTTCATATATTCATACCAGTTTATTGGTGTTGTTGTTCCAACTCTATTATTATTGTTGTCTTTAATAGTATATGTAAAATCACTGTAATCTAAATTAACTTCATAATAAAAATACTCAGCGGGATCAAAATTATATTGTGTAGGTAAAATACTTGTTTGTGGAGTGTTTGTCATAATAACATAACTTCCCGTTTTACCGTTAAAGAATTTGGCCCTCATATAAAAAGTATCTATATCAATAAAATCTCTACTTCTAACCCAATAAATAAAAAACCCTTCTTTATCTCCAACAAAGTCTAACTTAAATTCAGGTTTTTTTATGTTAACAGTAGGGATGGACGGACTTAAAACTAAACCGTTTTCTATTCCCCCTTGTTGTACTGGTAAAATTATTGTTAAATAATTTCTTTGTGTTGCAGAATCTTTAGTATCATATAGGTCTAACTTGAAGAAACTTTTTGTGAATGGTTTTGTGTAATAATAGACTTCATTAACGGAAAATCCTTCGGTTAAATAAGAAGAGTTCCATAAATTAAGAGATTGATCAAAAAATCCAAAATCGTAATTTATATCGGTCTTATCAGTATTATCATGTTTTTTATGTGAGAATCTTGCAACCTCAAAATCATTTTCTTTACCAATAACCTCATCAATAGTTTTAAGAACAAATTCATCAATGGCGTCATCATTACCATCTATGTCCCACTTAACTTCAACAGGTATATTAATATAAACGTCTGTTGGTTTTTTCAATATTTTATAATTATTCACAATCATCTATAATAGGTTCTGCAATTACGTTTGGATTATTTATATTACTTCCGTCTCCAATTAATCTGAATATAATTTGATCGTAAGGGTAATGACTACCATTTAAAAATGGGTAATCAACTCCGAATCCTTCACTATCTTTGTACCCATATGGGTAAATATCTCTCCATCTAAAAGTTTGACTTGTTATTGAGAAATATGAGTAGTCAGGAACTAAATCTATATTTTGATATCCTTCTTCATTTACAGATGTTGAGAAAACTTTAATTGTCATTGGGTGGTGTACTTTATAGTAATACCCTAATTGATTTGATGGTGTTAACAAACTTGTTGATGTAAAGTAGTTAGGATTAAATGTGAATTTTTGATAGGTACTTGATATAACTCGTTCTTTTTGTTCATAAGGATTAAATTCACAAAAGTCTCCATTTATGTTATCTCCAATATTTAAATTATCGACATAATAAAAAACATTACCATTAGATGTGTAATTGTTTGTTAAAAACCCTGTATCCGATTGTGTATTTGTTTGATCCCACCAAACACTAGGTTGGTTATTCTCTAAAGGTAAATTAAATTCGTAACCCTCTTTAAGATTTGTATTCGGACCTAATGTCCACCCAAAATATCCTTTCCAAATAAAACTAAAAAATAACTCGCTTACAGGTCTGTTAAGGTTATCCCTTAAACCGTCAATATCAATGTTATTATTAAACATTAAATTGTAACTGTCATTACCTTCTTTAATTGAAGATCTATCAACCCCATTTGGTGTTAAGACCGCTTTTTCAAATTTAACGGCTTTACTAAAAATATTTTTTTCAAATCCGGCATTAACTAAAACAGAATCTTCAATACTAGTTAATATTTTGTGAACCCTAACATAATAGTTTGAGGTTGTGTCTATTTCATTAGTTGCGTTTATAATTCTTTTAAATGTCCCTGTTGTGTTCACACTGAAAGTGGTACCTAAATACCCTATATTTTGTATGTTAAAAATGTAATCTTCAGAATCATAATTTTCATTACCCAAAGAAGTCACTTGAAAGGTGTCTGTTCCATTGTAATTAAAGTTAAGTTTAACTGATTCTCCAACAGATAATCCATGATTCATAGGACATCTAAATGATATTACATCGTCACCATATAAAGTGTTGTTTTCAATAATAAACGGTATTCCATCAAAAGCCTGCCAAGACCATGTGTTTGTAGTATCTTGATCATCAGCATATAATTGTCGATCAACATTTAAATGTGGGTACGTTAAATAATACATCCAATTATATGTTGTTGCACTTTTATTAATAAAACTAACATGATTACCCACACCTGTTGTGTATCCATTTACATTATTATCTGTCCTAATAAGATCAAATTCATAATATTGTGGAAATCCATCCCAAGGTGCTGATGGATTACCTATTGATGTAACCGCATTTGATATAGCGTTTGTGTAATATAAATTATTTCTATATGGAACATAAGACGTTCCTCCACTGTATTGGTTTTTAAATAAAAATACTATCTTTGTTGTTGGTCTAAATATTGTAGATTCTCCTCTTTCTTTTTGAAACAACTCAGCCAAATTTATTTCTTCGGTTCTATCATATTCAACTTGTTGTTTAAACGTTTGATTTAGAGGAACTCTTACCGCTTCATCAACATTTGAGGATATTTTATTCTTTTTAGATCCTAATAATATTTGTATAGTTTCATTATTACCCATTTGTATCTGCGTTATTTACATAAAGTTTAATGAATCTATCAAGTGCGGTAAAACCGTTATTCAATCCAAAATAAAAATGGAACGGTGCCCCAACAAGAATAGGGTCTAAACCAGGTGTGTTTGGTGCTCCATAAGTAACGTTAACTGTTGTTGGGTTAGGTCCTGGGGTAAAGTTTGCAATATGACCTTCTTGTGTTGTTGTGGTTTTAAAATAATCTGAGGTTTGGAAATCTAAACTCTGGTATTTGTTTTTATAAAACCCTCCACTTGTTATAAATGGGGATGTATACCAATTATTATTCTCCGTCCCAAAAATGTAATTTGATGGGGAAGTAATTTGCCATTTATAGAATGGAACTTCTTGTGTGGATGGATACCCATAATTATAACCAACAAATGGTGAAATGTTATATGTTTGTATTCCAGGTGTTAATTTTTTTCTTGTTATTTTTTCCTCGTTATTGTCTTGAAAGAAAATACCAAAAATAGGTCTTGATGGTGATTGGGTGTCGTCTCCAATGAATAAGTAGTTATTTGGGTAGTTCTGTTCTAAATAAGGATTTACTTTAAATTCACTATTTGTTGAGATTGCTTGTGCAAAATCTCCGTCAATTCTATCACCACCTCTCGTACTATTAAAGAACTGAACAACACCTATACCTTCTCCTTGATTTCCGTTTGTAGATACCGGAAACATTTGTTGTATTATAGTTTGATTCAGTAATCTAGAAATGAATCCCATTTGCATAATATCAGAATCATCACTATATGAAGTTGATTTTAATTGGTTTGCAAAATAACCCTCTAAATTTTCATTATTACATATTTGATTAATGAATTCATCTCTTGGTCCTAAATCTACAATTGTTGTTGGACTTTGTATTTGTTTGTCGTTATATCCTGGATTATTGATAAATAATGCCGCCAAGTTATTTGGTGGGGTTGGTGATGGTTTACCAATGAATTGGTTAACAAATCTATCCCAAGGAGATGATCTATAATAGAAAGTATTTTGTGCGTCATCAAAAACTACAGTATCTTTACAGTAATTGTATGTTGGGTCAGTAACTGAATTATTTGCATATGTGGATGTCTTATTAAATGAAGGCATATATAAAAATCCATTTATCCAATTGTTTTGGAATACTCTTGCAAAGACCCCTCTACATGCCGCTAACATTAACAAGTATCTAACTTTCCATTCTAAAAATAATTTCACATCTTCATCGTATTGTGAAATATATTTTTTATTTAAAAGGCAATAACATCCTTTAACAACTCTATTACTTGGTACATCACAATTTGGGTTTACGGTAATTCCGGTACCTGAACCTGAGTAACATTGTAACGAAACCAAACCATCACAAGTTAATGTTGAGGTTAATCCCGTAACTAATCCTGTTGAGTCAGCATAATTACCTGTTGGTAGTGTTCCTGGACCACCAATACTAGGGTTTGACTGAACCCCACTACCCTTAAAGAAATAAAAGTTATTATTTTGATGTAGTCCATATCCTGTTTGAGAATCGTTACCATCTTGAGTTCTTGTTGATGTTGGTATTCTATCACTTCTCATCACAAGTTTAGTTTCATCCAAGAAGTTAACTGTCGTAGTTAAATATCTATAATATGCTCTTGAGTATAATCCATTATACCCATCGAATGGCGTACCATAATCATTATTCGATCCAACTGAATCATAAAAATTATATATTACAGGGTTTAATGCTGGTCCTGCCTGTGAAAAAGAACCTATAAACGTACCACCAACAAAATAGTCTTGAACATATTTTGGTATAACCCAATTATATGGTGATGATGTAAACAAATTGTATGGTGATGATGATATTGTTGATAACGGAGGGAACGTTATGTCAGGTCTATAAGAACCTGAGTTATCATCTGTTGATAAATAATAGTAAGGTAATGTTGACGTAAATCCTGTATATTGACCTGGTGTAAGATCAAATATTAATGATGGAAAATATAAATTGTTTGTTGTATTATCAACAGTATCGTGAGATAATGGTTTAATATTATTTGTTGATAATGGTTGTATAGGGTAATTTAAATAATAGTTACCAGTAATTATAGGTCCAACCCCATATGAAGAATTACCAAATATTATTGATAAATCGTATTCTATTTCTTGTTTAGGGGTAAAAGGGTCCACCCCTCTTGTTAATATTATAACCTCTAAAGTATTTCTAACACTATTTTCAATTGCATCTATTGCGTTACCCGATGAATATAATGCTGGAGTTAATAACCCCACACTACATTCATCACCATAAACAAATCCTATATCGTGTAATAAGTATTTCTTAGGGAATTTATTTAAATCGGCAATACTAAAGTTTGTATTACCTGTAAATGAATTAACCGTATATCCAGTTATTACTTGAAAATACTCAATGTCGGTAGGGTATTCTAAATAATAGTCAGTTTGACCTGTATTAATTACGTATATTGTTGACTGCAGTAGTCCTGACCCATTTGATGCGGGGTCGGCATAATCTATTGTTCTAACTATTGGTGTTACAGAATCACCTGTAAATGTAGTACCTGTAATTGAGGTGTTATTAAATTGATTTTGGGTTGCTCCTGTTAAATTAACCCAACCTCCCGACAATTTTGGGTCTTGGAAGGTTATTACTTCTCCCACACCTAATTGTTGGATCATACCAGCTTTTGCAATAACAACTAATACCTGATCTTCAAAAGGGTCACTTGGTGTTCCAACTAAAGATGGATTTACCTTGGTTTTAACTTTATTAACACCTGAGTTTGCACCTCCTGAAGGAGAGTTTTTAAAATATTTATCTCTAGTATTAAACTCATTTAATTTTTGTGGGTATGTTTCTTTAGTGGGATACGCAAACCATCTTTCATCACTACCGACACTTTTTTCGGCACCAAATAGAAATGGTTGTGGGGCATGTAATTTATAAAGATTTGTGGAATCTATTAGATCATAACCTGAAAATATTCTTTGATAATCCAATAATGCTTGTGTTAACACATCTCCTGTTATTTCCTCCTCAAAAACTCTATTAATAAGTGACTTATACTGAAGGGTACCTCCACAATAAAATTTACCTTTATTATTTTCATCAGTATTATCGTCAGGACTAGCTTGTGGGTAGTTAGGGTGTTCAGCTAAAGAATATGTACCAGGTGAACTTAATGGAGCTAAGAACGTATTATCTGTTGTTGTTGTTGCGGGATTACCGGCTTCTGACTGCTGGTTATTATATTCATTATTTACTTGTTGGGTTACGGAACTAATATCAAAATCATCATCAATTTCCGCACTTCCACAGTCGCATGAACAGGCGTTACATTCAGGATAAGATAACATAGGTAATCCAATTCTAGGAAAACCTTTTAATCTTACTATGAATACAATTACAAAAGCAAAGAAAACCAAATATAATGCTAATTTAAATACCGCCTGTAATATTTGCCAAGCGGTTCTAAGTATTACCCCAATATTAAATACGGGACCTCCTGGAATTGCCGTTGCCGCACTTTCAAGTGCTGATTGTACCGCATCTATGGTTTCCCTAACTTGTATGTATAAAAAATACAAACATAATATAACTAAAACCCATTTTAAAACAGGCCAAGCCCAAGCTACAAAGTGAGCCACAAATAATAACACTAATATTGGGAATGTTAATATGTTTAATAGTAACATCGCCAAGAAATATATAAAATCAAATTTTTGTACCGCATCATTAACAGGGAATGGATTATTTTTAGAAATACACTCTCTATCATCAATCTCTTTAATCCCTAAATGTCTTGCTCTAGATATACCGTTCTTATAACGGTCTAAAAACATTGCGGTAGTATAAACCTTATTATAATTAAGTTCAAAAAATCTATCCTCACAATTGATTGCCTCTTGAATCATTGTGGAATCCCCATAATCGTCCCAATCTAAACTAAATGCGTATGACCTAAAAGAATCGTACGCAGCCTGATCGTAGAATGTGAATTCAAAGTCTTGTGTTTGAGTTGTGTCTACCGCATTTGAGTTTATTCCTATGTTGGCTCCAGGGGTGTTAATTGGTATACTAGTTAAACTTCCTGTATATGGTACACCGTTTATTGTTATAGTAACGTCCTGAGAGTTAACATAAGATTGTAAAATTAATCCACCTGTTTGTGCAGGTAATACTATTGCCGGGTTTAAACTTGTTGTGGTACCAGGAACTGAAACCGAATAATTTAAAGGAACACCTAATGTTGGATCCGCGTTTGGTGTTGTTGATGCCCAACCATACTCTTTAATATTTGGAACTAAGAAATTTGCTCTCAGTATTTCGTTTTGGATTCCTCCGTCATTTTGCCAACTAACTTTAAATCTGTATTTACCTTTTGTTGGAATCCCTACTGTGGGGTCCAAAGAAATAATTTGATTACCAAACTCATCAGTAACAATATAATCTAAGTTCATAGGGACTTTTAATAAGTAAGTTCCGTCACCGTCAATTATTTTACCCCCTTGTTCTATTTCATATTCTTCAAGTGCTGGATACCCATTTCCATCAACATTTATTGTTTGTCTTATTGCCGATACTCTACCTTGTCCCGCCTTTAATGAACAGAATGTACCTGCCGCCAATGGAACTCTACAATTTGTTTTTAACGCTTGTTCGTCTTGGGTGGTTGCAATTGACCCCATAAATGCCGCAGTTGGTTTTATGGTTAAATTTATCTCTTCAGACAAGTCAAAATCTTGTCTTGTAATTCCAATGAAACAAATATCAGGTTCTCCCCATAATGGTTCAACATTAACTTGTTTAACTAATGTTATAATTTGTGGTAACTCACTTAAATTGTTTGATGATTTAAACTTAGAACCGTTAAATTGACTTTCAACCGCAAATCCACTATCTATTAAATCTTGTGGTGTTAACGAAAAACATCCTATGTTTGAAAGGTCAAGGTTCATGACAAGGGTTTGTTGTCCTGTAGGTACCCCAAAAATCATAAAGTCACCACTATCGTTTGTTGTTACTGTGTACTTATAATATTTGTCATAAACTTCTATTACCGATCTTTCAAGAATTGCTTCGTCTCTATCAAAGAAACTACCCGTTGGTACGTGACCTAAATACTCAGGAGATTTAGGTAATAAATTATATTTATACCCATCTTCATTTTTATTATTTAATGTTTTGTAAGGATATAATTCACTTATAATTGGGTTTAACTCATCCTCATTTGTTAACGGTATAAAAACAGATAATTTTGCGTTTGCAAGTCCAAATCCTCCATTAACTGAAACTCTACCTGCAATAACACCATAATCGGCACATCTTCTTTCGTATATTTCTGCTTGTGTTAATTTAAGTGATAGTATTTCTATAAAGTCAAAATCTTGATCAAACTTTAAATTTACAGATTTATCTACACCTATATTAGTTCGTATTCTATATGAATGTGGCATTAATTTCTTTTCTTGATAAATAGTTTATTTCCTATTTTAAAAGGATAACCCTTTTATAAAAAAAGGAAATTATCAAGAATATGTTACTGAAGATAAATTAACAACACTTACTCTAATATCTTTGTTTCCAAATCTAACTTGGTATATTTGCGTTGGGTCAGCAAAAATAGTGTCGGATATCAACTGAATTTCTTTTGTTGATTGATTAGAATATGGTTGTGATGTTTGTGATGAAGAATACTGTCCCCCAACTTTGTTAAAGACCTGTATATCCGATATTGACAATACTCCGTTTTCCGCTTGTATTAGTCTTCTTAATTCAGAAATATTAACATTTTGACCTAATTGTCTTGACGTTGGTGACATATATGTAGATACAATATCTATGATTTTTGCAATTATAGATCCCTGACTTTGTGAAGAATCTAAAACCACCGCAATGTCAAACCCTAAGTCAATAACATTAGCACTTTCTACAGATATGTAATCATTTATCATTCTATAGTTTGATAAATAATTTGCAATATTAGTTTTTAATGCGTTTGGAACTACTGATGTAAGTGTCCCACTTGAGTCATAAGAAAGTAATTTTATTTTTATTTTGTTATTTTCCTCTACTATCGACACTTTAGATGGTGCCCCAAATTGTGAAGGCATATTTCTTAATAATGAATCATAGTCATTAACCGTTACCGCTCTATTTTGTGATGAGAAGTTGAAAGAAACAAAATTTCTAATTTCCTCTAATGTTGGTGCTGCCGCTCCACCAACCGCAGCGATCGGGTTTGTACAACTTAATGAGTTTGACGTACTTGTATTAAGACTCTCAGAAGGACCGTTAACAAAGAAATTACTTTTCTGTACTTGAGTAATAACCCCAACACCGACATTACTTGATATTCCCCCACCAATTCTATACTGAATAAACAATGTTGAGTTTGATTTAAGTGTACTTCCTAAACCTAAATTATTAACGTATTTGTTTATGTTAATTGATTGTCCATTCCTTGCAAATTCCCTTAATTGTTCTTCCGCAGAATTATTACCACCACCAAAAGTTAATTTCATAAAACCTTGTGGGGTATATTCTGTAATAAATTTATCACTTGTTGTAATGTATCTACCGATTTTAATACCAGGAGCATCCGAAGGTTTTGTTGGGTCTTCAACAAAAACTCTGTCTTCAACTAAGGCCCTTACTTCATAAAATCTGTTATTAGGAGATAAAAAATCTTGATCTGAAGGTACGTTACTATATTGTGATCCGTCTTTTACAATGACACTAGTTACTCCCAACACATTTCTTTCAGGTAAAAATAACTCAAAAAATGGTTTAACATCGTTAGGTGTTATAACTCTTTTAAAAACTTTAGTTAAACCATTAAGAACTACTTCTCTTTTGGTTACTGTGTAATTTTGTATTGTACCATTTGAATCTATATTTGGTCTTACTATTCTTGAATTTGGTTGTCCTTCTCCATTATATTGAGATGAAAAATCTATATCATACACAGTTTCATATGATTGACCTGCACCATTAACTTGAGTACCTCTTCTTAATATACCACAATATCTTATATCTTCCTTATCTCCAAACGCAGGTACAACAATAGAAAAATCAACTAATGATATTGATGGTCTTTGTCCCGGTATTTTTAAACCGTATGTTCTTGCAATGTTAAATAATGAAGTCTTTTGTTGTGCGTATTGTAATACAGTCTCTTGTATACTTCTATCAATTTGAAAATTAAGGTTGTCGGCAACTGCGGCATTTAAATCCATTAAAACGGAAAATACCGAAGCATCATTAAAATTTTGTATTAATTCAGGATAATAAGTTTTTACGTAATTAACTAATTCTGTTCTAACTCCTTGAAAATCCCTTGTTGTATATGATATTTTTTTATCTGCCATACTATTAAATATTTAAAATAATGAAATCACTACTGTTAAATGCGTCGGAAGTTATTTTATAATCAATCCTAACTCTTGCAGTATGTTCTTTTTGTGAAATGTTTGGTACGGTAAACTCTCTTTGATCCTCACCGTTTATAAAAGTACCTTTGTCTTCATACTCTGTTGAGGCGTCTGTAATTAAAACATTAGTAATTAAAACCCCAGGCATAAATTCCTCAACGGAATCTCTAATTTCAGCCTCTATTTCGGCAAATGTTGGTCCGTCTAATGGTTCAAAAATATATTCATATAATCTTGATCCAAAATCAGGTAAATAATATCTACTTCCTTTTCTTGTTAATAATAAATGTATAAGATTAGTTCTAACTTCTTCAGAAGCGTAATCTGTTAAATCTAAATATTTACCGTTAAAGGAATCCCTAAAAGGGAAAGTAATCCCGTAAGTTATACCATTTGCCATATCTAATAAATATAGTATTCGGATATTTTATATAAATAAAAAAATCACTGATTTCTCAGTGATTCTTTAATCTTGTGTTTCCTCTTTCAGACATAGGTTCATAGGGACAATGTAAACATCCGTTTCCACAACATCTACCCCTTTTCATATGAAAAGATTCTGTCATTACTATATTACCGTTTTTATCCTTATAAAAGTCAGGTTCAGGAGATTTTTTTGTTATCTCCCGAACATATAACTGTTGTATCCAATCTTTAGATGCGCTTACTGTCATTTTAATTTTATTATACTATTTCACAAGCCCCACCAGCACAGGCGGCTTCCCCTCTAAGGTCGGTATTATCTTGTAACTCAATAACTTTTGTAAGATCCACATCTTTTAATGTGTTTAATAATCTATCAAAATCTTCTTTTGTACAATCTTCAAAAGGTGCTTGGGTATAAGTTCCTCCGTTATAAGGTAATACAGATAGTCCATTATAAAACTTACGGTTATCCCACATCCATTCACCAACTAATTCCCATTCGTCTTCTTTAATTGAAACTGTTGCCGATACGTTATGAGTATTTTGTCCTGTTCTATGACCTGGTTTAATCCATTCTTGTGCAACTTTTTTAACTCTTTCCAACATTTGGAATACTGATTCGTGTCTTATGATAGCACCTTCAGGGGCTTTTTGTGGTATACCAATTACTGCAGTATCGTGAGGACGGAAAAACTCATCTTCAATCAACTCAGGGTGATTAATCGCCAAGTAATTATAGATTGATTCATTTTTACCTACACGGATTCTTCTTAGGTAATAATCGTTATGCCAAGCGTGGATTCCTGACGATGTGCCCAATACCAATGATGAGGTTCCGGATGGTTTAACTGTCGTTGATCTTGCAGATTTGTTAATTCCAATAAGACCTGCAACCCTTTCATTTTCTTCTTTAACGGCTTGAGCCGCCGCTTTCATATCATATCCTAAAACAACACCCGAACCGATTCCTGTCATTCCAACACCAATAAGTGCGTCTTTTTCAGTTGTTCTTTTCCAAACGTCTCTTAGGTAATGGAAGTCAGTATAACCTGCTTGTAATGTTCCAATGAATGCGGCCCCTTTAACTCTTTGTTCAAAATCTTCTTGTGATTCAATATCAGACGCATTTACTTCACATAAGTTACAGAATTGGTTAGGACGAAGTGCAATCTCACAACAAGGATTAGTTCCCCAATCTTTATCGTTTGACAAATAGATACCAGGTTCTCCTGCTCCTGATAACTCAATACGTTTCCAAAGACCCATAAAGAATTCTTTTGTAATTTTGTGACGAAGAAGTACTGCCGAGTTATTTGCTCTACCTCTTTGTGCATTTTGTTCCCACCAATTACCTGACTTACAAGAAATCATTTCTTCATCATCAGCCGAGAATAATGAGATAAGTGCCGCTCTTCTAATACCACCTGCAAGTACTGCGTCTGCAATATGACATATAATATCGTGAGTTTCAATTGATGTTAATTTTTCACCATCTTTTTTGTTATTTAAAACTTTTGTTATGTGGTGGATACAATCTTTTAACGGTTGAGGTCCTGGAGCTTTTCCTCCAGAAGTAACCAATAAGGCTCCTTTATGTCGGATATCCGAAAAATCAAACACAGGGGTTGACGCTTTTGTGCCCATATATGACTCAATAAGTACTTTAATTGCGTCTGCCCATCCTTCAATTGAATCTCCAATTAAGTACCTTCTTGTTCTTGTTGGATTTGGTTTTTTAATTTCTGGTAGTTTATCTACGTGGTGTCTTTGTACCGAGAACCCTACTCCTGTACCTCCTAAAAGTAAGAACATTGTCTCCGAAAATGCGTCCGTATGGTCAATAGGTAAATAAGCACAGTTATAAACTCTATTTGGTGAAATCTCAATTGGTTTACCTCCAAATTGTAATGATCTCATTGATGGAAGAATTTTTTTATCATATACCATTTTGTATACGTTTTCAATTTCTTCTTTAATTTGTGGGTATTTTTTTTGGTGCATTTCTTTGTTTCTTGTTACCAATTCTTCCCACGATTCCCTTCTATTTAATTCAGGTACAAATTTAGCGTATTTCATATACACCGTAATATCACTCAATATTTTTTGTGAAATATCCATATTATTTAAATTTAATTATTTTATTTTTATTCAGTTTTTTGATTCTCTCGTTCTTTTCTTTTTTCTAACAATTCTTTAACCCTTTGTCTTTGTCTTTCTTCTTTTTGTTCTTCAAGACCTAAGAATGTGGTTGTAGATTCGGTATCAATGTCAATCATAGCGTTATCAAATTTGCAATTTTCAAAAACCACACCGTCATCTCCGACACGAGACTTGGTAATTGCAATTGTGGCTAATTTCATTTCTTTTTGTTGTAACGTTTTTGCTACTGTAATAATAACGTGACCTACTTGAGCCTTTTTGATTGATCCTCCCATTTGATCGGTTGTAACAACTTGAGAAGATATAGATGCTCTATTACCTTGTGTTGCGGTCCAACCAACAAGATTTAATTCATGACACATAGACTCAAATCCTCTCATAACCGAACCTTCACTTTTCCATTCGTCACCCAAATTTTTATCAGGAACGATACAGTCAATATAATCCAAAACAATCATGTCTATCTTAATTCCGTCCGCAATCATTTTTCTGATTTCGTTCTTTATTTGAGTCATTGTTTTAGTATCTGAAGGTAGTTTTTTCAAATCTAATGTGTTTGGCATTTTTTCTTTGATTTCTTTTACCTTATTCATCACCTCTTCTTTTTTTTCTGATAATTCATCAGGGTGAATCTTTGTCCAAAGGGTAAAATGTTTCCTTTGTATCACTTTTGGGTTGTCTTCAAAAAATATTTGAAGAACGTTAAATCCTAAGTTAAATGCGTGATTTGAAATCTTTGTGAGGATGGTAGACTTACCTACTCCTGTTGGCGCCAATATAACACCGATCTCACCTTTTGCTAATCCTCCTTTTAACAACCTATCAATTCCTGGAATTCCCATTGGGATAGGGTGTCTGTAATCCTCGTCCAAGACTTGGTCTAAATTTGAGAAGACATCCATTGTTGTAGTGTCTTTTGACCCAACAAGTAGGGCTTCTCTAACCAGTTCTTCTAGTGTGTCATAGTTTTCAAACTCACCACCGTCTATGATTTTTTGTGCCTTTTTCATTACTTTCTGTAACTCTTGTTGTTTACAGAATTTAAGTGCCTTTTCTTGTACGAAATCTACACCATCGATAGGTGCGTCCTTGATTTTTTTAATTGTGTCAAGAACTACTTTAACTGCGGTTTCTTGTTGTAATTCGGATTTTGCGACTTGTTCTAAGGTATCAAACGATGGTGTATGCTCGTATTTTGTATAATACTCTTTTACCATCTGAATGATAATCTTAAAGTACTTATTCTCAAAATAATTATTTTCAATAACGTCAATAATTGAGTGAGAAAATTCTTTGTCTAAAATGATTTGATTAAGTAATTGTATCTGAAAATTGTTACCGAGATATTCAAAATTTTTATTAGTCGCCATAGTTTTTCTTTCTGTTAGTAATGATAAATACTCTTACTTTTGAATAAATTGTGGATAGAAATAATTAAATTTTTTACCTGAAAAAATGTCAGTTAGGTCTGTAAGTACCTGTTTTAACTTTGGCCGTAGATCTACGGTATATCTTACCTTTGGTGGGTACACTTTAGCGTCAAATGATCTCTGACAAATTATCATGTTATCAACTTTAACATAAAGGTTAAAGTTTTCAAGTCCTTCTGTAATTGAAGTGTTCAATACATCTGGATTTTCAGTAATCTCATATCTGTTTTCCAACATATAAACTACCGATCTCATTTTTAAATCATACTTAAGGTCATTACAAAATGTCCTTATATAATCATAAAACTCTTCCGATTTGTGGGCGTGTTTATTAAACCCTTTTACATTAAAAAATCTTTGTACTACGATGTTGTCATTACACATCAACAAAAATTCTAACTTAGTTACGTCTTGTTCTTTCATTTTTACTTTTTTGTTCTGTTTCTAAAATTTGTTTTTTCTTTTCTTGATAGTTTTAAAAATGGCTTTAAAAAATTAACCCAAGCATCATCACCCTTTGGTAAATATTTAAAGAATCCGTCATCCATCATCATTCTAATTAAGTTCCTGTGACCCCTTCCATCAGGATCCAATGACTCTGAGTAATACGACTGAACTAATTCTTTTCCTTCTTCGGAAATTAAAGGTTTTGATAAATCAATTAATTTTTCGTTTATTACAAAAAACTCATCTCCAAATATCCCTTCCTTTGTTTTTCCACTTAAAAGATTTTTTAAAACCATATTATCTTTTTGTTCTTTAAGTAACTCTTCACCCTTTGTTAAAATATCGGTAAAACTAATTTCCTTTTCAAGTATTTCAGGAAATAATTTTATAAAAGTTTTTTCACCAAGATAAAAGATACCATCAATATTATCCGAACTATCACCGGTTAATATCTTATAAGTTTTAACATTATAATGTGGGATCTCTGTTTGATCAATTTTGATTGTATCCCCATTTTTAAAGTACTTCTTTGCTTGTGGCGAATAGATACTTACCTTTTCAGAAATAAGTTGTGTGAGGTCTCTATCTGACGAAAAAATTGTTTTATCCTCGTCTTCAGAAATCTGACAATAATAAGCAATTAGATCATCGGCTTCCGAATTCTCAACATCTAATTGTCTTACAAACATTTCTTCAAGATATTGTTTAACCCTTTGTTTTTGGTTTGAGAAGGACTCTTCTCTAAATTCTTCGGGTTTAACGGATTTACGGTTTAATTTATATTTTGGGTATAACAATCTTCTTTGTGAAGAACTTGTTTCTCCGTCCCAAAATACAACCACTTTATTGTAGTTATTTTCTTCAAGGAAACGTCTTACGGTATTTAGAAAGTGCCAAATACCGCCAACGTGTTCTCCTTTATTAAAGAAATCTTTTACTCCGTGAAATCCAATTTTTAATAGGTTGTTTCCGTCAACCAATAACGTTTTTGTCATTTCTGTTAATTACAGGGTTCTTACTATGATTCTTCTTTTTCTGTTTTCAAATCAAAATCACCATCAACTCCGATAATTTCTTTCCAATACTCAGCGTATTCTTTTTTGTATTGTTCAATTGAAGCCTTCTCTTCAGAAGCCTCTTTTCCAGGTAAAAATCCATGTGGTGTTATAATTATTTTCCCGTCTTCAAACCCAAGTCCGTTGATGTGGTTTTTCATAACAGATACCTTTGTTCTCGATGCAAATTTAATTGTTCGTTTGTCTTTGGTTGCCGTGATTTTAGTTGTCCCAGCCCCTTTCTGATTTCCAAATAAGAATACCAACGATGAGTTTAACCAAATTGCTTCACCACCTTTTGCTTTAATTTTTGGTTGTCCAAAAGGATTATCAGGTAATTCAACCCAAGGTTGGTTTACAATGATTAATGTATTTTCGAATTTAGAATCAGATTTACGTGATCCTGAAATACGTTGGTTAATCCCCATACCAATTTTGTCGGCTAAAGTAGACGCATTATGTTGTTTACCTCCTTTACCTTCAAAAGTCATTTTACAAGGAACAGAACCAACTGAATCCCACATAAAACATAAACTATAATCTAATTCTCCTTTTTCTTGTGCATCTAATAAAGAATTTATGTAATCGGTAATTTGTTCTATATAACTAAAGTTATTATTGAATATGTAAAACCCGTCCCAATCTAATTCTCCTGTCTCTTCATCAACAACTTCTTCACATTCAAATCCCATAAGTTTTGCGTGTTCAAAACTCCATTTTTGTTCTGTAATAATAAACACAGGAAGAATACCTTTCTTTTGTGCATCTACTGCGGTTTTAACTAAGGCAGTTGTCTTACCAGTATCAGAATGTCCCAAGAACATATTAATATGTCCCATCGCCGGACCTGGTAATCCAACTGCGTCTAAAAATGACTCTCCAAGATCAAAAAATCTTTGTGGTTTATATTTTGCAGACGTGGAAAATTTCTTCTTTAATAAACCGAAATCTGTTTTTTTAATTGCCATCTTTGTTTTGTTCTTTTAATACGTTTAACATTTCCTCAGTTATTTCAAACTTTTCTTCCCTTTTAATGTTGTACTTGTAAATAATTTCCAACATTTCAAGTTTACCTTTAGCATTTGACATTTTTTCTATCACTTTATCTATTTCTTCTAAATGTTGTGGGTGTTCTCCAATAGCAACGGGATTGTTGAAATAGATTAAAATAGTCGCTTCGGCTTCCGCCATTTCAGACCTATACTTTAAGCATAGTGCCTCATACATTTTTTCAATTATTTTATTCATATATTTTTGATTTTAAAAAGTAAGAACTTGGACACCTTGTCTAAGTAGATGTCCAAGTTCAATAAATTAGAATGGTAATTCTTCATCCACTTGGTCGTTAGACTGTGGATCCTTTACATCATTAATTGATTTTTTACCTCCACCCATTGTAACATTTGATACTTCGTTATTTGAGTAAGCGTATTTTCCCGCATCAGAATCCCATCTTGGTGTTTCTCCTCTTGCGATTGACTCAAGGTATTCGATAGGTTTTTTAGAATAAACATCCTCCCAAGTAAGTTTGTCAGAAACCCACTCATTCATAGTGTTTTCATCTTCATGAACAGATGTAGGATCATCATACATAACCGTTTGAATTACGGTATAGAATGCTCCTTTTGGAGTTTTTGCCTTTGTCAACTCAAGGATAAGGTCTCTTCCTTTTTCGGAATCAGCAACGTCTCCTTTTGCCTTATAGATAGGAATAATTTTATCAAAAATACCTTCTTGTTTGTAGTTGTGCTTAAATCTCCAAAATTTAACTCCATCTTCTTCTCTGTCTCGGTCAATAACTTTAACAATATAAAACTTACGAGGTTTGTATTGTTTTGCAAGTTCTTTATCAGAATCCTTACCTGTTGACATTAGTTCGTCATAAACTTCACTTAATGGTGAACGCTCATTGTCATTCTTGGCAGGATCATAAAACTTTTGCCATTTTCCGTCGATAAAAATTTCATGGAACCATACTTCTTTAAATGGTGAAGAACCATCTGGTGTAGGTAAGATACGGACTCTTTTTTGTCCTTGTTTTTCGTTATCCTTAAGGATTGCCGCGAAATACTTTTTCATTCTTTCTTCTTGTGTAAATTTTGAGGTGGAAGAAGAACCACCTTGTTTTGAGGTCTCGTATTGAGCCAAAACTGCATCTAAAACATTGTTTGTCGCCATTGTGTATATATTTATTAAAGGTTTACGTAGAAAATATAGTTATAAAAAATAGGGTAGTCAATAAAGTATTTAAAAAAATTTGAGAGAGACACTGATGTCCCTCTCAAAAGTGTTACATCATATCATCTTCATCTTGACCGTACTGATTAAACGTGTCCTCGATTTGATTTGGTGAATATTGTTTTACTTCATCTGTAGTTAAAATATATTCATTTTTTCCTGATTGTTCCATTTCTTGTTGTTTATCAACAAAGAAATCAGATAGTTTTTGTTTGAATGGTCCTGAATCTAAACTTCTTAATTCTAATTTTTCTTGTGGAGTTTTAGGTCTGTACTTTTCAATTTTATCTTCAATAGATGTTAATCTATTTGTTAGTCCATCCATTTCTTTAAGTTTAGAGTCCATACCCTCTAATTGTTTAAACAAGTTTTGGAAATATTCTTCTTGTTTATCCTCAATATTTTTTTGTGCGGTAACTAAATCAGTAATATCTAATTCTTCTCCTTCTTCTTCTCCTTCTTTACCAACTTCTTCAACGTCAGGATCTGTCGCAACATCAATAGGTGCCGGTGCTCCTCCTGCGTCAGGTGCCGGTGCTCCTCCTGCGTCAGGTGCCGGTGCTCCTGCGTCAGGTGTGGGTAATCCTCCTGCGTCAGGTGCAGGTGCTCCACCTAAACCCGCCAAAGGATCTTCAGGTTCCGGTGCTCCACCTAAACCCGCCAAAGGATCTTCAGGTGCCCCTTGTTCTGTTATATAATTAGTGATAAAATTCACCCTTCTAATTTCTTCTAAAATTTTTCTGTCTATACTCATTTTATCCGTTTAATAATGTTTTTATACCAGTTTTAGTTTCTACCTGGATTTTTTTAAATTTATTCATAGTATTGTCTACTCTTTCTATAAGACCATCTTTCATTCTTACAACATAACATTCGTTTGTCTCTAAATCACAAACTTGTTTGGTTCCGTCACCCATATCTTTTTCAGAAATCTTGGTGTTTTTACCCAAATAATTGTCTAAAATTAATTTTGTATTCATAGTTATTATTTTATTATAAATATATCGTTAGGTGTAAATGTTTTAAATTATGCACCTAATCCTAATCCATTAGCCCTATTAATCGCACTTATTATTTTATTGTTTAATGATGTTTGATCAGATGGTTGTAATTGTAAGTACACATTATCATCAACAAGATTAGGCCATGTGGTAATATATAATTTACCAAACCCTTGGGCGATTGGTAATAATGCTGGATTTGTGGTTAATTGGGCGGTAGTTAAATTAGAAAGGAAAGTATCTCCATTAGGATTTTTAGCCAAACTTAAAAATTTATTAACTAAAACTGTAATTGGATTTGTTACCGAGCTAAACGCCGCGGTTGGTATTATTTGCCCATTACCACTACTTTGACAATAGTAACTATTTGTTACTCCTGATATATATAAATCATTATCACCTAAATGTGATTGATTTAAAGGTATATTTCCAAAATTATTTGAGTTCACTTTAAATGTGGTTCCATCATAATTAGCAATATATCCGATTATGAATATATAATATCTTAATGCAGTATTTTGGTTACCTAATGGTAATTTACTATTTACGGTTGTTTTAATTGTGTCAACAATACTTGCTTCAGAAATTACTGTTTGGGTTGATGCGGAGTAGTTAAATACATCAAACGGAGAAACTAAGAATTGACCACATTGATTTGAACTTGGGGTATTAGGTCCGTTAACAGTATTCATTTTACTATTTTGTTGTCCAATTATGTTTGTTGTTATATTTGCACTTGTTGTATTTTTAACTTTATTTAAAAGTGGTGTAACAAAATTCTTATATATTGTTTGTAGATATGAATCTTGAGCCGATATCTCATAAACGGGTTGTCTTGTTCCTGAAAAAGATGTTGTAAAACTTCCAGGTCCAATAGAGTGTGAAACACTTTGTATTTGGTATGGTCCTGAGAACATGGGGACATTTCTTAGGTTAAAATACATTTTTGGTTGTATTAAAGCATTACCTAACATTGAGACATCACAAGTATATACTCTATATTTGTAAAAATTATACATTGATTGACTTTGTGGAGTAACATTAATACCTCCCGCCTGATTTGCGGTATATTCTAACATTCTTATTTCTTCTGCGGTTTTTTGACCTGAATTCATATTAATGTCAAAACTTGTAAAGATACCTTGATTAAATCTACCAACATCCATATTAAAAGCAACTAATTTATTAGACTGACCCCAATCTTGTTTTTTACTTTGATTTTCCAATAATGGGTTTTCAGATTGTCTATTAATTTGGAATACGTCGTTTCTAAAGTCACTATTAGGGATATCTAAATTCTTACTTGATTCATTTGCAAAAGTACAAACCATTTTAGTTTTAGAATTTCTAAAATCAACATTTAAGAATGTACCAAAAATATCATTAGCAATTGACGTTGATCCTTGATTAGATGGGTTTGGTCTTACTGATATATCATTTACATCATAATAATTAACATATCCGGCGTAATCCAAAACGGTAAATCCACTCGCCTCTATTAGTTCTCTTAATATTTGCCAAAGTGGTCTATCAGGAGTTTTTAAAATAGATTCTTCAAGTTTATCTTTCCAAGCAACTACATCACAATAAACTTCACCTGCAATATTTCTTGATGCCCTATCTATAAATAAAAAGTCTTCAAAAAGAGAATTTTCTTTATAATCATTTCCCGCAATCCATTTATCGTTAAATGCCTTCATTTTTTCCCAAGTCTCAATTCTACCAATATTTCCAGTATAATTCGCCCTATTTGGTTGTGGGGTAATAACCTGTGAAGGTAAGTTTTTAAGGACTTCAGGCATTAATGTGTTTATAATATCATTCTTAAACAAATTACAACTTTCAAAATGACTATTTAATAATTCTCTAAATTTAAACTCATTAAACGTATTATCATTTAATTTTTGTGTTGCATATATTTTAATTAATGGGGCAAAATCTCTAATGTTATCAACAGAAAATGATATATCAAGATCAATAAAGAAATCGGTGATAAATGATCCTATATTTGTATATTCTAACTGAGGTATTGTTGAGAACCCAACATAGGTCTCTAAAGCTCTCCACTCATCAGGATAGGCATTCTGTGATTGGGCTAAAGTAGTCGTACCGTTTAATGACGGTAAAGAATATGGGGTATCTAAATTATAGGATTTAGGTACTATCTTGTCCACCAAAGGTAAACTAGTTAAACTATAAAATACTCTTTTATTGTAAAAAGAAGGATTACCATTATCAAACAATAGATCGTAATTTATAAATTTATTAAGTAAATCATAAACTAATTCTAATTGTTTATCTTTAATTGCGGTAATTGCGTTGTCACTTATATTTTCACTTATAAAAACCGATTCAGGTACTTTAAATAATTCAGTTGCTAATAATTGAAAGTTCCTATACTTTATTAAAACCGAATCTTCAGCTGATGGGGTTCCCTGTGGTGTTTTTATTATGTTGGTATAGTCATATTTTGATTTAGAAAAATTTAAAAAGTGTTCTTCGAATAAATCTAAAACTCTCTTTTCAAAAATAGAAAATATTTCGTCTATTTTTGTATATTTTGTAACGTCTCCGTCTATTAAAAAGTTTTGTTGTTTTGACTCATCAAGAATAATACTTTTTAGGTACTCATCTGGTGAATTAATTCCTAATCTATTATTATCAAAATACCCGTAATTTGGTAATGCCCAAAACATTCTAACAGATCCGTTAAAAACCGCAGGATTATTTTTTACCTCAACTTTTAATTTTTCTTGACCTTGTGGACCACTAAAACATTCATATTTTGTTTGATTAAAACTAGATCCAAATGATGGGGTAATAAAATAATTTGATCCTGAATCCTCCTTAATCATTGTTGATAACGTAGAAATCTTTAAAGCTCTATTAGGGTCCGCATCATCAAACCCAAAATCATAATTCATTAATGAGTTATCGGATAAATTTAAATACAATTTTTTACTGTCAATATTTTCTTGTATTTCTAAATCAGTATAGTTTTCAAATAGGGTTAACCCATTATAAAAAACATTCAAATCATTAATAAGTTTTGGGTAAAACCCTACATTCATTTGAGTTGCAGTTAAAAATCCTGATGTAATATCTCTTTGTAATGATACTTCGGTATTAGCACTTGTAACTGTGGTGTATCCAGATAAGTTATATATCTTTGATATGTTTTGAGTTATTGGGTCAAAATTTGTTGTGTAGTCAAAATTATCCCAAGGGGTTGTCATAAAATCAAATCCATTATCAATCCAACTTTTATATCTGTGCCATATTGATCCGTACTTTAAAACCCAAGCGTATGGTAATCTATGTACTGACCCAAATTTTTTAAAAGTAGCAAACATATAATCCAAATCAGTTGTTGCGGTACCGTCAAGTTTTTTATATTTTTCCCTTAAAGTTGTTAGTGGTAATGAATTTAAAAACAAATAGGCGGCTTCTTTATAAGGATATAAATTACTATTTCTAAAATTTTCAACCCCTTTTGAAATTGAGTTAACAAAATATGGGGTATTTAACATTGATGTTGTTTGGTTATATAACAATTCGTTATCGTACTCAACATAATTTACTGTTCCTTCCGTTAAAAATTGTTTTTCATATTTTTTACTTCTTTCTTCATAAAAATTATATAAACTTTGTTTTGTGGTTAAATTTATTGTTGGGTCTGTAACTCCATTATTGTTAAAATATGTAAATGGTCTAACAAAATTAGAATCGCTATTATCTTTAAAGTTGGCAGTTTGGACTATTGTTGTATTATAAAAAATTGTATTATTAGTATTAAATGCTAATTTAGTGTCTCCACTAACACTAAGTGAGTTTGCTAAATTTTTATTTACCCAATCAACGTTAACATACGGATAAATGTCTGTTCTATCAAACTCATTATTTTTTGTTGAGTTTAGAAAGTTACCAACGTCTGTTGAATTTCCAAGAACAGGTTGTGATGGTGGTTCATATGAAGATAAATAGAATGGGGTTTCAGTCACACTTTTAAGATAAGAAGTATTATAAATCCCTCTTCTAAAATTTTGCCAACTTTCCCCATTACCCTCATTTGAGATGTGTTTTAATATTAATTCAAAGTTTCTTGCATTAAAATTATAGTTCTTTAAAAGTTCAATTAAAAATGGATTGTCTGTACCTAAAGAATTTTTTATATTCTCGGCTTCCATATCTATTATAACTTTATAGATACTATTTTCATTACTACCACCCCTATTTAATTTAGAATAAAAGGCGTAGGTTAAAACTCTTTCATATATTTCATATATAAATTTAACATCTTCAGTACTTGAGAATATTTCAAAAGTTATCGGATACTCAATAGAGTTTAAAGTTGTGTATGGTAAATTAACTTTTTGGTTCTGTGTTGTTATAAAATTAGTTTGAGCATTCCTTTGTGTGAACCCATAAAGGTACTCTTCCACAAATTCAACTTCGGGCCAAATATTATAATCGTTTGATCCTGTTTCTGCGGGATAGTCTCCGGGGTATTTTAATTGATAAGTTGTTTTACTCGGATTAGAATTGTCTTCCACGATAAATTGTGGCCAAGGAAAAACAGGGGAGTTAGATCTTGCAATCTTAGGTCTATCAACTGAAGTACTGTTAGATACACTATCTATTATCGCCCTTCTCCTTGTTGGGTCGTCTCTTTTGTTCCAAGCACTTTTATGGACCTCATCCAAAATTCTTAAAAACGCTTCTGAATTGGCTAACAAAACTCCGGCCATGTTTTTTATGGTCGGTTTAAACCCAAGATTTAATTCTAAAGTATCTTTAAGTGCGTTTGTTAATTCTTGTTCTATTTCAGTTTTTTTAGTTTTTAACTGTTTTTCTAAATCATTAATTTTTTCAATAAAACTTTTATCTCCCTCACTTATACCATCAAAAATAAAATAATTTTCTGTCGGTAATTGAGCCGCGATTTCTGTCTTATATTTAACAAAATTAGGATCGGTATCTCCTGTTGGTGAGGTATTATAGATAAATTGGTAGGATTGTTTATAATCTATAGGATCACTAGTTGTTAATATACTATCGTTTTTGTCATAATAAAAATCTTCTAATTTAATATTAAGTGGTATTGTCGATACTGTTGTTTTTCCCGCAATAGTATAATTTGCGGTAGCACTAGAACCAAAGGTGGGGTTATCTCCTAATTTTTTTAAATTATCGGATATTATACTTTGTAATTTATTTAAAGTCGTGGCCGTTAATCCACCTGTCACTATTTCTTTTTTAAATTTATAATTTTTTACAAAAGTAACAGTGTTATTAGAAGTGTATGAACTTAATACTAATGGAGCTTGTATGTATAAATTTTGATTATACCAAGAATCTTTGTTATAATATATTTCATTTTTAAACTCTGTTAATTGGTTAAGATATAATTCAGAATTAGTTAAAGCACTTAAAGATTCTTGATTTTGATAGTTATTTAATATGTCCGTAATAAACGTTTTAAGTTTTTCTTTAAACTCATAAACAGTATATTCAGGCATATTTTCATCCATCAATTTTTTCTTTTTATACTCTTTGTAAACCTCCCTTATCTTTTGATATCCTCTTGTTAATTTTGCACTTGATGCAACACTATTTTGGGTAGCAACATTTGGTGTTGAGGTTACAGTTGCATTTGCCTCATACATGTGAGGTAATGCTAATGTATCGGAAAGTTTAATCTCATTTAATACTGTAAATTGATATGGTTGAAATTTTAGGTCTATGTTAAAACTTCCTGATTCGGCATCAAATCTACTTTTAAAATCGGATAACTGTAATTTATATCTAATTGCCTTTCCATACCACCCTTTTAAAGTTAAGGTAAATGGTGGGTATGGAAATTGGAAAAAGACTGCATAGGGCGAATTATCCGCTAATTCAAATAATGCTCTTCCTCTAACATCAATTAGTGAAATTGACACTTCAGTTCTTAAACTTGTTTCAGTACTAACTTTAATACTTCTAATCCCTAATAAACCAGTGTCTGTTGTTTGATTTTTACCTTCACTTAAAAAAGTTTGATTTAAATAAAACTCATTTGAGTTTTTGGGGTTTTTTACCGCAGTTTGATTTGCTTGGTTAACTCCTTGTCCTTGTAAAGCCCCTTTACCTGTAATTTGATCTGTATATGAATTATCTAAAAATTTTTTATTTCCAGGGTTTAAAAAATTAATAGTTGCTATTGATAAGTTTTGTAAGTCTGTTGTGTCAGGTGTTGTCCCAATAATTAATTTTGTTCTTGGTAATACCTTACACTCTAAATTTGCATACATTACCAAATTTTCATGTTTAACTGCACGTTCTTTTACATTACCGTCGTTATCTATAATTTTATTGGGATCTATAATTATTATATTCTGGTAATCAAAGTCTACTAAAATATTTTCATTTTCAATCGCCATAATAAAAGTAATAATTTTCTATCGTATTTTTATAATCTTGTAGTGAACCAACTAAAGGGAAAGGTACACGTAAAATTGATCCGTCAGGAATATTCCATTCTTCACCCCCAAACTGAGGGTTTGCCGCTAATACCAACCAACCAAAAAATGGTGTTCCATAATATTGTTGTGATATCTTGTCAAGTCTAGATTGTCCGACTTTATAAATATAGTTCTTATCTGACGGTTTTGTATCTAATTTTACAAAAGGAACAATATTTTGTTCTCCATTAATTAAAAATTGGTTATACCTATTATAATATTGTAATCCCATATTAATTTAATTTAACTTTACCATCAAAGGTATTTTTTTTATTATCCCAATTTGTTTGACCGTATATTTGAGTGATTTGAGTTTTCTTATCTTTAGATAAACTATCATTACTATCTAATGGTTGTGTTTCATATTTTAATCTTCTATTCACATTATCCTCAAATTTAAAAGTTTTTAATTCTTTAAGAATATTGTCATTAGAATCTTGTGTCATTTTTTCTTTATCCCTACCGTAAGCCTCCTCAAAATTCACCCTTAAAGCATCATATTTTTTTGTTAGATCGGCCTTTGCTCCTGATATGGCTTCTATTTCGGGGGTTGAGACAAATTCTATAAACAATAGTTCATATTTATCTTTATTTGTAAATGTTTGTGATAATAATGTGTATAAACGTTTATCTTCGTCTTTATCTAATTCAGAAAGGGAATAGTCTGTTATTTCAAAACAATTTTCATTATCATAAAATTTTTCATTAGGTAATGGTATTATTTTTAAATCACTTTTTTCAATCGCATAATCATTTAATTTTTTGGCGACTGTTAAATAATCATCTATCATTTTCTCAAATACTGTAATATCTCCCGTTAAATTATAAATTTTTACATTACCATCTGATAATATCTTACCATCAATTCCTGTTAATGTTTGTACGTTTCCTAATTTTTTTGTTGTGACAACATTAAGTTTGTTAAAAGTCTTTATTAGGTTTTGTTCATTATCGGTTATAGTATTTATTGGTTGAGCTAAATCTCTTATAATTTCTTTTTCAACACTTTCTACATAGGCCTTTAATTTCCTTTTAGTGTCTCTAATTATATTTTCTTGACCAGATAAAGATAAAATTTCTTTAAAACAACTTATTAACGAATTTGTTTCATTATCTATATCTTCTTTTATTTTAGAACTTAGTTTATTTATTCTTTTTTCAAACTCATTTGGTTTTCCATAAAGTTTTGTATCAATTTTACTTGCGGTATTAATTATTGTATTCCCTGAAGAATAATTCCTTTCAAAAGTTACTAACTGTAACATACTATAATTAAATTGATCTACAATAGTATTATATTGGTTTGTACTAACATTAATATAATCTCTAGTTTGATCTGCCAATTGTGTGTAAATTTTTGTATAATCAATATCCCCACTTTCAGTATCCCCACTTTTAATTGTTGTTAATACCGAACCTATAGTATCTCCACCATCATTAGTTTGTTCATTATTAACTGTTGCATTTGCAATAGCCTTATCAACCAACTCCACTAAAGCGTAGTTAAGTTCAGTTTCTTCCGCCCTTTCATCATACATTTCTGTATTTGCATAAAAATTAAACGACAATGCATTTTGTAAACTTTCTATTGGTCTTGCCAATCCGTGTCCTCCAATAAATTTAAGATCCAAACTAACCTTAACAACCATTGGTTGTATACCAATACCTTCAGGGTTTATATCAAAAAATGGTGCTTCATAAGTTATAGATAAAGTTCCGGGTATTGCCTTAGTATGGTAGAAATCTCCAACTCTAATTACTAAAACAGGTGGGGCCCCAAATGTTGTATTTAACGCATCATCATATTTTGGTCTACCATCACTTCCAATAACAGGAATTGTTTGACCAGGTCTAACACATTGATTTAAAAACGTAAGTCTTGAATTTAATCCTTCAGGTGTCATTGAGTGAAATGCCGGATTGAAGAACTTTAATTTATCTTTTAGTGTTTCAAGAACCATCGGGTCACTTTCTTTCAATAATTCAAAATAATCACATTCAGTTAATAATCTTCTTATTAATTTTTTACCTATAGCCTGTTTAAGTTTATCTTGAATGTCTGTATTTGGTTGTGGTTTAACTGCTTGTGAATTAACTTGGTCAGGAGAACTTTGGTTTACATTGTTTTGGTTTGTGGGGTCAGTCGAAGTAACATCATCAACTATAGTTATTTTACTAACTATTGCCGCATTTACCGCCAAATTAGGATAACTATAAAGTATTTCTTTTTGAGTTAGGTTTATTGTAGAACTTAATGGGGCAACTATAGTTTGGTTTGTATTAAAGTCTTGTCCATTTTGTGGTTGATTAGAGTCAAAATAATTTTTTATAGTTATTTTTGATAGACCTCCGCTTGCCGATATTGTTAATTTTTTATTATCTATTTCTGATTTAAGTTTTTCAGAAAGGAAAGTTTTTGCGGATTCCGCAAATTCAATTGTTTTACCTTCAATTTTTATGTCAACAATATTTTTATTTGAGACAATACTTCTAATTCCGGAAATAAAGTCATTATTAATTGAATCGTAATTTGTTTGTACTATAGTTTTAATAAACGATTCAGTGTTAGATTTAAGGTATGTTGCGTTTGTGTTTCCTTGGATTAAACATTCAACTGGCGATAATGCGGTAATTGTATTAACATCTGAAATGTATTTTGTTACTTGTTGTTCAAAGTTAAAATTTGTAGTTTCCGGACCAAAATAAAACCCTAAACCTTCATAGTTTAAACTAAAGTTTTTTTCTTCTTCAGGAGTATTTCCTATTGTATTTGCGTTTTCGGGTGATGTATTTTCTGCCGGTATTTCATTTTGTATTTGATCTAATTCTTCAGGTGTTAGTCTTGGGTCGTTCAATAAGTTCTGATACATCTCAAGTTCCCTTAGTGGTAATGTGTTAAATTTGGCGGCCAACTCATATAGATCATATTTTGTACAACCCGCAATAAATGATTTAACAACATTATCAAACTTTTCTTTACCCAATTTTTCTAATTGTTTATTCACCAATAAATTCATTATAGATGGGTGATCAACAACTATTTTAAACCCTAATTTTCCTGTTCTTGTTGTGTTCTTATACGTATATATTGGTTCAGGTCTACCTAAGAAAGGTATCTCGTCAAAGTTTGCCGTACTACCATCACTAAACTCAACATCATATGGTGGAAACCACATAATACGACCTCCGTTAGGTCCTCTTTCACATAATGGTAATTCATCAACAGTAAACCCCGGTCTATCGGATGTTCTCCAAGCCAAGTTCTCAATTGAGATCATATACTTTTTGGCCCCCTTAGATGTTACATTTGTTGATCCAATTCCTTTTATCGGTGCAATATTTAAATTATATGTTTTGTCAAGAACTGAATATGAAAATCTTCTATTTTCAGTTGTTATACCTTCTGACTTTTGAAGATCATTAAATGTATAATATGGTGTATCTTTAGTAAAAATTCTACAGTATTCTATTCCCGCTTCTTCCCCTGTTGAATTATCAACATATGACATTACTTTAGAACCTTTAGTTATTTCTTTATACCCATCATGGAATACTTTACTAACTTGATTAATCGCATTACCTGCATGTTTTAATCTTCTTTTACCAAGTAGATTATCTGCAGAATTAACTAATCTTTGTGTGTTATCTAATATTGAACCTTGTTTTAATCCAAAGTTTGTTGATTCGTTAAATAAGTAAGAAGAGCTTATTTGATTAAAGTCCCCATCTTGGGACACTAAGTCCCCCCCTTTTTTAACTTTATATCCTGCGGCCTCTTTAAATCTTGGTGATGTCCAAACAAACCCACCATCAGGTTTTCCTCCGTTTTCAGATGCGATACTGTTAAGTCCAAATTTGGCCTCTTCCATTCCGTTACCTTCAAATTGGTTACCCATTTCATCAGGACCAAAGACAATCGCATTTGTTAATTTACCATATGAATTAACGGGCACTGCATTTACAGGTGATGTTATATATTCAGGATTATTAATGTCAGAACCTATATAATAACCTCCACTAACTGTGGCTCCAACCGCTCTTAATATTGAGTTTACGCCTGCAATTGCTACGTTTCCTAAACCTCCTATTTCATAAGATGGTCTATATAAATTTTTATTTAATAATGAATATAGTGTAGATATTTGTCCCGCTCCTGTTTGTTCTAATAATCTTTTAGATGGTTGTAAAAATCTACTTGACCCATCCGATAATAAATTAAATGATCCAGCGGCGGTATTTTGTAAAACGTTTGCAATTTGATTTCCTGTTGATGGATTTCTATTTGAGTCTTCGTCAATAAATAATGGACCAACTAATGGTGATCCAGGACTAAAGTCTCCTCTTAATCTATCTAAAAATGTTATTGTACTTGATGGTATTGTAATTCTATAATCTCTACTTCCACCAAGACCACTTCCTGCTAAAGCGGAAGGTGATGTTAAATTTGTATTTGTTTCTCTAAATAATTGTCTTTGTTCTTCGGCCGCAACGTTAGCATTAAAATTTGTCTCTAATTTTGTTGCCGATAATCTCATCAAATATGAATCACTTGATAATGAACCGTCACTACCTATAGGATTACTTTGAGTATATAATAAATAAGGATCGTATTTTGATGGTGTAAAAAATATTGGGTCAAAGTACGGTTGATGAACCTGATTTGCTAATAGAAATTCAGTAACATCAAACATCTCATTAAATCCTCCAATAGGTCCGTACTTGTTTTTACTATAGGCCGAGTCAATGAAAAATTCATTTATAATATCTAAATTTGTTTCAGATGGGTTATACTCCCCCGCATTTGTTGCGGGTATTATTGGGTCCTGTTGTAATCCAATAGTATTAACAAATCCACCATTTGGTCCGTATTTGTTTAACGTATAAAATTCATCAGCAACATTTGTTGATCCTATGTTCGGTAAATTTACATTCGAATAGTCAGATAATGTTTCCTCAAAGTTTTGTGGTCCTAACGGGGCACTAAACGCACCACTAACATTATAGGGCGGTAAGGTTCTTGAAACTAATGAATTTCTAAAATCCGAACTATTATTAAAACTTAAACTACTTTCTGGCATTATCCAATTTTATTTAATAAATAGAATTTAAGAATGTTTTTTTAATAAAAACTTGTTCCTTCGATTGATTTTGTTGCCGCCCTTACTTTATCTAAAAATTCGGGTTTAAGTATCATTGTCTCAAGAACGCCTTTTAATTCGTTTTGATTCATATTTGTTGGCACATTTTTTAAATCAATTGTCATATCCAATTTATGGTTAATATCGTTTGTCGACTTTATTTCTTTTGCCGTTGTTTCAACTTCTCTTTTGTCTATACCCATAGTCATCATAATATCCGTTAAAGATTTTTCTCTTTGTTTTTCTATTGAGGACATTCCCATAGTCTCATTTGTTAAAATGGGTTTTGTTTCTATTGTTGCCGGAGTAACGGATCCTTGCGGATTTTTAATAAGGTCCATCATCATCTTAACCTCATCTTCACTTTTTGGTCCATCTGTAGTTGATATAATAGTATCTTTATCATTTATTCTACCTATTGATCCTTCAGGTCCCATAATTAATCTATCATTACCAGGTAAACTAATAAAGTCATCTAAATTAAATGTATTGGTTAAAAACGTAGTAACACTACCTATAGCATTTGTAAAACCATCCAAAGCGGTTGTCATTCCGGCCAACATAATACCTATACTTGATTCTACTGTATTTGCAATACCCTCTAATTTAGGCGTTATTTTAGTAACCGCATCTCCAATCAATTCAATTTTTTTATCAATAATTTGTCCGGCTTCATCACTTAATTTATCAAGTTGGGTTAAGGATACGTTAGCCAACTTATCAGTGCTTTCCGCAATTTGGGCTATCATTTTTTCTCCTGTTTTAGATCCGGCGATTTGAGATGGAATTACAGTTTCTAAAGCTTTTAATGTTTGATTAAATTTAGTGTTCACATCCATTTGGGATTCCACAAGTTTTATTAAAGTTTTATCCTCACCAGGTTTTGCCTCAAATGTTTCTTTTATTTGTTTATTTTGGGACGATAAGAAATCTTGTAATTTTGTTTTTTCATAGGCATTCATGTCTTGAAGTGCCTTCGTAACTTGTTGTCCATCTTGTTCATACGTAACTTCAAATTTACCATCTTTACCTTTGGTAAGTAAGTTGGTAAGTTTCTCCATCTCTTTAGGGTCGGCAATTTGGAGTCCTGTTGTATTAATTAAATCTTGTTTATCTTGTAGTTGTGACATTGAGATACCCATTTTCGCTAACTCGTCAGCACTATAACCTGCCGCAGTTTCTATTTCTTTTAAAAAGTCCATACCGATTGCAGACATTTTACCTGTTTCGTCAACAAATTTTGATGACATTTTTGCAATCTCTTCTTGTAGTTTTGCGGGTTCATTTCTTGCCAAGAACCTAACCCTTTCAACATTCATCAGTTCAGAAGAACCTGTTGCCCCCAATCTTGATAGTGTGTTTACAAATTCTTGAGCCTTTTCAGGTTTATAAAGTAGTTCAGCCGAACTAACCGCCTTACCCATATCAACTCTTAAAACCGCAGATTTGGCTGCCATGTCGGCAAGTCCCATAACCCCGTCTTTAAAATTAAATTTAGATAATGCGGACATGTTTGTACTAACCGCATTGGCAACTGCCTTAGCATTAACACCAATAAGATTAGCACTCTCCATTATGTTTGCCATCTCAGAGTTCGCCTCATAAATTGATTTACCTAAATTTGCATAATTTTCAAATAAGACTTTTGATTCAATTCCTGTTGCCTGTGTTGTTGCAAATAATTCATCTGTTGCGTTTTTATTTAAAACTATTTGAGTTCCAAATGTTTCAAATAACGCCGATTGTTGTTTTACTATTGAGTCTACACTACCTCCTAATCTTGTAATTTCGGTAAGACCTTCTGTAAGAGTTTGTTTTAAAAGAAATGCCTGTTCCCTACCGGCCCCAATTGAGCTGGCCATTTTTGAAAACTCTTTATCGATGTTTTCAACCATCTCTTGGATTCCGGTTAAATTTTTCTTTAGAGCATCTGCAAAATCTTTTCCTGTCCCAGAATCAAAAGTAGTACCCGAAGCAAAAAACATCATCATATTCTTTTTATTTTATAAATACCTATTTTATTGTTTTGGGTTATTCATTTCAATAACCTTATCTATCATATAATTTCTTTGATATGTTGGTACTTTAAGAAAATCAGAATATGACATTCTAAGAAATTTCGCTAAAAATATATATTGATCTAATAGATATTGTTTATATGTCAAAGAAAGGCCGAAAAAAGTCAACCCCAAACGTTATCGAGGTCGATACGTTTTCTCCAGACGGGGCTATTACTTCTAAGGTTAAATCTAACCCTGGCTCATTTTGTGAAATGAATCTTTTTATATATTTTGAATCCATAATTGGCATGTTCTGAACAAACTCAATTATTTTACCTCTATCTGATTCACCATTTAATTCAACAATTTGTTCTTGTAGTGTCCATATTGTTAATGGAGCAACTCTACCTTTAGGATATTTGGTTTCCATATCAGTAATTTTAGTCTTATCTCCCAAAGTTAAAAGTCTTAATTTAACTGTCGCTCCAGTTCTTGGTAAAGTCGTTGTAAAAGTACCGTCTTCGTTTGGTGTTGTGTTTGGTTTTTTAAAATTAATCTCATCAATAATAAAAGTGTGTTGGAACATCTTTCCTGTTGCGGGATCCATTAAATTTATTGTGTACTCAGGACCGAATGACGTATTTCTTAAGAAGATTAAAATTGCTTCAATGTCTCCATCCAAAAGATCTTCAGGTTTTATTTCAGGTTCATATAATTTATTTCTTAACAAAGTTATTAATAAATTATTATTTTTTACTCCCGAACTTAAAACGTCCTCATCTGTTGCGTTTAAGTAACCAATTTTTACCCCAGATTTTTTATTTTTATAATATAAACCTCTAGACGGTAACTCAACAACATCGTGAGGTAAATTAAAATTAGTCTGTCCATATAAAATTTCATTTTCCATATACTTTTTTATTATAAAAATAATTACATTTGTTTTATAGTAAATAAAAATCCATACCGTTCAAGACAATATGGATTAAATATTTTATATGTAAAAAGATTTTTTAGTAAACAAGAATTGCTCTATCCATCTTTAAGGTCATTGAAACTTCAACAGGACCGTCAGTACCATAACCAACTGAACCAAAATCGGCACTTGTTGGGAAAGCGTTAACTAGAATCCATCTTTCAATTACAACCCCTGTAGGATCTAACATTTCTAAATCTACATTTCTTTTATATCCTGCAGCGTATCCCATACGACCAGTTACTGATTCCGCAACCAATCTTACCCATTCCATAACCGCTTGGGTTGATGAAGGTCCAATTGGGTCCAACATCTTAACAGTAATATCACCCCAACTAAATGAACCTGCAACATATGTTTCAGTGTTAAGGAATTTTATTGTATTTGGTGTTATGGTAATTTTTGGTCTTGATGCAGTTTGAACGAACCATTCATTGATACCCAAATCAGTAGGGAACCTCAATATAAATCGGTTCTGTTTTTTTGGTTCATACGGTATCGGCATTTTCATTAAAAGATCAGCCATGTTTTCAATTTTTTAATTTAAGTTTATTTTTATTTTTATTATAAATATACGGTAGAAAAAATTTTTCTATTTACTTCAAGTTTTTTTTAAAATATTCTTCTACTAGACCGGTGCTCATATAATCTTTTTTCACCTCCTTTAGTTAAATATATATTTAAATCTTTATTACCTATATCTGAAAATCTTTTCTTTACTGATTGTACATTTCTTTCATCATCATCTGAAAAACCAAATGAAGGTTTATTGAATTTAAATAGACCTCCTCCAATAGACTCTTTACCTGTGTTAACGTGATTTACAAATTGAGCCTTTTGGAATTTTTTGGACGACCTCATCATTTTATTGTAGTATTTTAATAATTCATTAAATTTGGCCTCTTCTGGGTTTGACGCAGATCCACTACCGTAAGACACGGGAGAGAATTGACATCTGTCCAAGTAATCAGTTATTAACCAACTTTCATTTTCAATTTGTTTTAATCCCGAAAGTCTCCTGTATTCCTTTAAATGTCTAACCAACTCACTTTTTTCAATACCGTACATATTATTTTCTATAATATATTTAACGGCCTTTTTAAGTGTTGCCGGTGAATGTCCTCTAGCGGTTACAATTGCAATCACAGAACCATTGTTAATAGCCTCTTTAAAGTCATTCCATACTTCCTTAGACGCTATTGGTGCTTGTTTGATATCTTCTAAAAACTTTCTATCTCCCGTAACACTAAAGTCTCTAAATGGGTCTGTATCATAACCAACTATAGTTTGTCCTTCATACTCAAAAGGATTTCCTATTAAAGTTCGATACTCAGCAAAATCCTCCGTATTCATTCCTATAACATTACCGTCCTCATCTTTAAAATAAATTTTAGTTGGCATTTTCATGAGGTTATCATCCCAATCAAAAGCGTAATATTTAGAAGCATAATTTGTTGATTTTTGATCAACCACTTCTTTTAATATTTTTTTTGCTAAAAATTTGTAATAATTCATATCATATAAATATGTCATATGTATAAAAAAAAAGAGGGAATTACCCCTCTTTTAAATTTAGATTTTTTATTTATCAAACATCTTCGAAAGAAGCTCCCGTTGGTGTTATAAAGAATGTAATATCTATGAACTCTAACGATCTTGTTGGTTTGATGTAAATTTTACCTGTCATTTGATTTCTATCTAAATCAGCAGTGTCACTTGAAACCGTTACTCTAAAGTCGTAAAGACCTCTGTCTCTTCTGATTCCGTCTAAAATAGGGTTAACCGCATTTAAGAAATCTTGTCTTACTTTTTCATCGTTTTGATCGAAAAGTAATCTAACTGAAACCGCAGATATTAATTTACGTGCTTGTAATAACAATCTTCTAACGTTGATTCTATCAAGGGCTGATTGTCTAACTTGTAAAGTTTTGTTACCCCATATTACCGTACCTACATCTGAGAAAGTTGCAATTGGGTTAATTCTTCCAAGATATAAAACATCTCTATCTTCTTGAGTCAACTTCTTACGTGCTTTAATTGAGTTAACAATACCACGAGTGTAACCCGCCGCTGCGAACCAAGGGAACGCGATGTTATCAGTTAACGCCAAGTTTCTTGTTACTTCAGCGGTTGGTGGTAAATAAATTTGAGTATTATTTACACTATCACGAGTTAATACCCAAGGGTAATAAGTGGCCGTGTAGTTAGAGTCGATTCCCGTACCGTCAAGATTATCTACTGCCTCTTGTGGGTAAATTAATCCGTCAATACCTGTTGTTGTTGGTAATAACAAATTGTAATCAGGTGTTGTTGTAATGTACAATGAATCCGCTCTATCATTCTCAACCATATCAATAGTGTCTTCAACAAGGTCACTATTATTTACATAATCAATACCAGGAGTTACGAATACGTTAATGTTAACCGCTTCAGGGTTAGCAAATGTTCTAATTCCTAACAAATATGCGTAATAATCGGTATTTGCGTATTCTCTTGTTCCATCACCAACAGTGATTTGTTTGAACGCTCCCCAACCAATTGCGTTTGGATATCTTGTTGTAGCACAAGCTCCGTTAAGGTAACCTGTTCTACCTAATTGGTATTTGTCGGCGTTTGTTCTTCTTTCTCTGTAAATGTCCCAACCGTCAAATCCACCTTGTACTAATACTGTAAATTTACGAGCGAATAATCTATAGTATGGGTTTGTCTCAACTGTAGGTTCACTACTAAAGTCTGCCGCTCCTGCGTAGAACCTAGGAGTTCCACTTGTTGCAAATACATTTGCAATTGTGATACCACTTGCGTTTTTATCCATGTGGAAACCTCTTGTTCTATATAACCAAGGAGAAGATTCAGTGGCGAAACATATGTTGGACGGGTTTCTTTTTCCTTTGTATTCAAAGAAACTAGGATCGTATCCATAATCTGCACTTGTAGAAAATCCTAAGTAAGTTTTTCTAATATTATCTCCCGAAGAAAGTCCTGCATCATCAGTTCCTGATGGAGTACCAAACGGAGGATTAAATACTAATTCACCAGGGAAATCATATTTTGTTTTAATAATAGGGAATGGAGATCTTGCTCCTGAATACTCTCTAAAATTGTATCCCTCAAAACCACAAGGTAAAGAATCAATAGGAGCATCCTCATTCATTTCTACCATTACGTATCTTGACTTTAATTCGTATTCACCGTCTAACGTACCTATTTTTTTAGCTATAAAGTTATTTTCACTTGGGTTCATAGAACAGTTAGTAAATTTCTCAACAACAACAGGGTTAGAATCTGTATCATAATAATCACGAACTAAAACCGTAAATGTTTCATTTGCAAATGAGATATCAGATATTGATACTTTAACTTCTGTATTTGCACTATTACCATCAGAAATTGTATAGAATTTAAATAGATTATAAACTTTAGAACCTCTTAATTCAGAAACAACCCATGGACTTTCAGGTGATTGATATTTTTCTAAATACCATCCAATTGATGTTGGGTCTTCACTTTGTGCTTCAGGTAAAGATATTAAATCACATTTTAAACCTCTAATATAACCTTTATTGTATGCCCATCTTAATAATGATTGGAATCTTTCCTCAACAAATAAAGGAACTACGTTTCTTGGTTTACCAAAATTACTACCTCCAAACACTTTAGAAATATATTCGGAATCTGAATTAGAGAAAGAAGTTACAAAACTAAAATTATTACCAAGGTAATTTGTTGCGTTTATTACGAATTTTGCAAAAGGATTTTTAAGTACGTCATCATATTGTCCTGTACAATCAATGTTAACATCTGTTAAACCTGTTATTTCAAATCTTGGATTAACATCATCACTATAGTCGGCAATACCTCTTGATCTTAAAGTTGCAACAACCATATCATCATACTCTGTATATGAATTACCACTATAAACATAAATCATACCCACAACGGTACCTGAATAACAATCTAAAACAGTTGTTGTAGTTGTAGTTGTTGGTACAACAGGTGTAGGGGTAACACAAGGATTTGGAGTTGGTGTTGGTATTGGTAATGTTGAAGTTGTTGTTGTAATAGGATTAATTAAAGTTAAACCTGTAACTACATTCCAAAAAGAATAACCTGTATATAAACCATTTCCTGTATTTTCAAATAACGCATAATACCAAGGATCATTAAATGGTGATGTAAAATCAGTTAATGAACTTGATGGTGATGGAACATTAAACACGTTTGTAGATGCGGTATATCCTGTTGATAACACATCATAATCATCTCCGTCAATTGTACCAAAATATGCAATAGACGTATTTTCTGAAGGTGGGTTTAATATTCTTTGGTATGTGAAGAATTGTAAATCGTTTAACAATGTTGAGGTACTACCATTAAATTGTTCATATTGATTAGTTAAAATATCTTCGATCTCATCAGGGAATAAACCAAATTCAACTGATGATGCACTGTTTGAACATCCCGTAAACGTTACTGTGAAAGGAATTGTTTTAGCCAATACACAAACAGGTTCACAAGAACCAGAAGGGGTAACTGCACTTAAACAATATGGTGTTAATGTTGCTGGATCTAAATTTGCACTTGTAATTATAGACCAAGATGGTCCTGCATCATATCCTGATAAACCTAATACTCTTGTAACAAACAATTGATTTGATTGTTGTAAGTAGGATTTAGCGATATAAGCCGCCTCATATTTTGGAATTTGTGTATTAACAAATTTTTCAGGTGTTGTACCACCAAAGTAGGATTGGAATTCGTCAAAGTTTTTTATAAAGATTGGTTCAAATGCTGGACCTTTTAAAGTTTCTCCGACAATCCCTAAAGTTGTAACACCAACACTCTGTGCCACAAAACTTAAATCTACTTCTGAAGTATAGACACCAGGTGAAACGAAAATTTTACTGTTAGTTGCCATATTTTTTTAATATTAATTTATTATAATTTATTTTTATATATAAATACCGGTGTTTTCCGCAAAAACTTTACTTATATCAAACTATTTATATCTTGGTAAGATTTTTTTCTGCCTTTTTTCTACCTATGGATAAAGAACCAAAAAAAATAAAAAATTTAAAAATTGATAAGGATGCTCACGAAATTTTAAAAAAATATTGTGACAAAAGAGGTATTAAAATGTATAGGTTTTTAGAGAATCTAATTATAGAAAAATGTAAGGAAAAGAAAGACGTTTACGGAGAATAATTATATTAACTTTTGTTGTAAAATTAAATTAGAATCCTTTGTTATATCGTCTTTAACAATATCAATTTTAATTATGTCACCTGTATTGATTTGTATCTCACTAATATTATTACCATAAAAATCACCATTAATAAAAATACTATACGAATCAACGTTATCTGTGTTAGAAACTTTCATATCCGTTGTAAAAAATATTTTATCCGTAAATGATTCAGATCCCACTTTATAGTTAAAGGTTAAATCAAGTGGTAATAAATCATTTTTCTTAGGTTTACGTTTTTTAATTGATGTGTCGGTTTCATAAACTTGCATTGTTCTTACAATTGCAGGTTCTACAACAAAATCGTTCTCATCTAAAAGAAACCCCTGTAACGTCATTGGGTATTTTTGAATATAGTATTTTCTTTTCTCCAAATCCAAAACCGACTCATCGGCAATATCTCCCATAATTATAGGAATATAGTGTCCTTTTATTTTTTGATATGCCTGTCTTGAGGCAAAGACTTGCATGACCACTTTATTAAATTCATTAATCTCCCTCATTCTGTTACATATTATTATAACAGTATAATTTATTTGTACGGGAATTGGTTGTGGTATTTTATAAACATCCATACCATGTCTTTGTCCGTCCCATGTTGGTACTTGAGCATAATGATAAAGTCTTCTATTAGGAATGTTATATTTTATTTGAGGGTCCCCAAACTTTACTTCAGGTTGTCTTACTACAGTTACAAATGGAGGTTCGGCATTTTTATCTATGTTTTGAAAATTCCAAGTTTCAGTAAACTGAGACCAATTTTGGGTTGTTATTAAAATATCAATCATAGATATTTTTTTACCGTCTATTGTTATTGAAAAGTTTTCTTTAACAAATTCTAAAAATCCTTTATCTAAATCCGCATGTAAAAGACCTTTAGGTAAAAAAGTACCATGTTCCCCAATCATATCAGCAAGTTGTTGTCTCCTTTCTAAAGGACTAACCCCAAATTCTAATGGTATGTGTTTTTTTATTTTCTTTGGTAATCCCATAATTCTTTATTATAATCCTCTAAATTCATTAGACGTTACTGGTGACGCAATTATTGTCCTATAAAAAGGTTTAAATCCTTTATATGTGTGTTTTATGTCGGAAATTACACGTCCATCATTAGCGACTGTATAATATCTCACAAAATTCTCAGTATCGTAATACCCAATATAATCACCAAAACTAATATCAATATTTAATTCTTCTAAAGTTTTTAAATAAACAGATATTGTAATATTACCTGGCTCAAACTGATCAATTTTAGTTGACCCCATAAGTTTGTTTTCAGGAGCTGCGATTCCAACATAAGCATTAAACTCAACAGGAGGTAAAAAATTAATACTGTCCGAAGTAGTTTCACCGTAAACATCATCAATTTTTGTTTTGATTCTATCAACACGATATAAAACACAAGTATAGTTCATATCTCCGTATAACCATTCTTGTCCCATAGAAATTTCAAGAGAAAAATCCTTTTCCCCAAAAAATTTACCTAACCTTGTTATTGGAATTTTATTATCCATTTAAATCTTTTATTGATAAATATCTTTTTTTTGTTTATTTTTTATAAAAAAAGTTTTGTCTAATATTAAACAAATTATTGAGCACCAAGCTTTGGACATTTTGGACACATATAGTGGGTCCAATAACCATATTTTGTATCTTAAAACAAAAAAAGAAACTAATAAAAAATTCTACCCAACGAGGTCTCAATCGGATTACATAATTAATTATGAAAATGTAAAACCAAAGGTGGCAAGGAAATGGGTCGATTTAGATACTTACTTTGCAAAAAAGTTTTCAGAAGAACGATACCTATTAAATGTTCCTGAAAAAATATATGTTGAGAAGTTATTGGTTGAGAAAGAAAAATCTTACCATATATGGGGTAAGTTTTTTGAGACCGATTCTTTATCTGAATTTTGGGTTCCTAAATCGGCGTTAATTAAAACTCACATTATTGAGGAGGTATCAATAGATTATTCAAAGTACGACCACAGACCTCCATTAACTCATCAAAAAGAGGCTATTGAAAAATTAACAGGATCAAGAAGGTTTATATTAGCGGATGATATGGGACTTGGTAAAACAACCTCGACTATTATCGCAGCATTAGAAACGGGAGCAAAAAAGATTTTAATTATTTGTCCCGCATCACTTAAGATAAATTGGGAAAGAGAAATTGCAAATTATACAGACAGGTCCGTTTATATTGCGGAAGGAAAAAAGTTTTCAACTGAATCTGATTTTGTAATTGTAAACTATGATATATTAAAAAATTTCCACGATCCAAAGGAGAAGGACAATTCTTTGTTATTTAAATCTGAATTTGAGTTGGTTATTTTAGATGAGGCACATATGGTTTCTAACGCTCAAGCACAAAGAACTAAAATTATTAATAGTTACGTTAAAACTATAAAAAGAGTTTGGTTGTTAACTGGAACCCCGATGACATCAAGACCTATGAATTACTATAACCTTTTAAATATAATTGAAAGTCCCGTCGCACAAAATTGGATGGCTTATGCTATTCGTTATTGTCAAGGATACCAATTTACTGCGGGAAAAAGAAAAGTTTGGAACGTAACGGGAGCATCCAATTTGGAGGAATTAAGGGATAGAACCTCAAAACAAATTTTAAGAAGACTAAAGGAAGAAGTGTTAGACTTACCTGATAAAATTATTACTCCTGTTTATTTAAGATTAAAATCAAAAGAATATGAAGATTTAATGGGGGAATATTATGAATGGTTTGATAAAAACTCAAATGAGTCTTCTTCATTAACTGTTCAGTTTTCTAAATTAATGAAAGTCAGAAAAGTGATCTCAAACGAAAAGGTAAAACAAACTATAGAATTTGTAGAAAACATTATTGAACAGGGAAAAAAAGTTATTATATTCACAAACTTTACCGATACTCTACAAACAATATATCAACATTTTGGTAAACAAGCGGTTTATCTTGATGGTAGTTGTAACAAAGTCCAAAGACAATTTGCGGTTGACCAATTTCAAGACAATGAAAAAATAACCGTATTTGTTGGGAACTTAAAGGCAGCAGGGGTTGGGTTAACTTTGACTTCAGCCGAGGCGGTAATAATGAATGACTTATCTTTTGTACCTGCGGAACACGCTCAAGCGGAAGATAGAGCATATAGATACGGTCAAAAAAATAATGTATTAGTCTACTACCCGTTATTTGAAAATACGATAGAAGGTGCGGTTTATGACATTTTAAATCATAAGAAAAAAATCATTAGTACTGTGATGGGAGATGAGATATCGGAAAACGTAGGGGATGTTGTGGAAGAAATTTTATCTTTAATAAACAAACATCGTTAATATTTTAAATGTATGTGATATTTATAATAAAAAATTAATTATGGATAGATATAGTACAAAAAAAATAGAGAATATCTTAAGAAGAATTTTAAGAGAAGAGGAAGAAGAAAGTGAACTAACCTCAATCTTTAAAGAAAAAGGATATTCAAATATTCCTGAAGCGTGTAAACCAAGTACAGACACCTCAACAGGAGAAATTTCATCTAATATTAAATCGTGTTTTGATGAATTTCAAAAGGCAAATCAACAAGTAATGGATATTGCAAACGCATTAAAAGGTCTTATGGACGAAAAAGGAATACAAGCAGAATCAAGAAGAAGATCTTTAAATAGAAGAAGATACTAAATAAAATAAAAAATATTTATTATTCCCCATCTTAACAGGTGGGGTTTTTTGTTTATTAAAATAATTAATATGTTATCTTATTAATAAGATGAGAATTAATAAACATTAAAAAAAAAAGAAATTATGGAAACAGTTATTTTACTATCAGTTTTATCTACTTTGGGTGTAGTTGCGGTTGTTACTTCAGTTGTGGTTATGTTTTTAAAGTTAAAAGGTAAGGTTGGTAAAGACACATTTTTTACAGAGGTTAAATCATTTCATGATTATATTGACCACATTGAAAGGGAAAGAATAAACTCTATCTCTGAATTAAACAATCATGTTGAAAGATTGTATAAAGAATTATCAACAAATTTAAATGCTTACGGTGATGAGTCACACCGCAGATTGATGGAAACCGAAAGAGTACTTCAAAATGAATTATCACTATTACAAAGGAATTTAGATTCTCGTTGTGATAAATTAGATTCAAAAATTAAAGAAAAAAAACAATAAAAAATATATTCTCATCTTATAACCCTACCATAACGGTGGGGTTTTTTATTTCTTTTGATATTTATTTTTAATGAAAGTTACTTTTAAAAACATAGGGGCAAATATAGATGATAAGAAAAACGATCTATTAAAGAAGTTTTGTAAATTTTTACAAAAAAATCACAAATTAAAAGAGGATATTACTATCCATCTTATGGGTGAAAAAATTGGCAGAATGACAACAGGTAGTCAACATAAAGAAAAGGGTATTAAGGTATTAATAAATAATAGAATGAATAGGGATATCTTAAGAACTTTGGCTCACGAATGGGTTCATTCATATCAAAGAAATGTTATTGGCAGAGATAGGGGACCAGATATTGGAGGTCAAAATGAAGATGAAGCAAATTCATTGTCAGGATCTTTAGTTAAATCTTTTGAAAAAGAAAATCCTGATTTAGATAATATAATATATGAAGGGTACGGTACAATCTATAAAAGAATTGATTTATTAAAAGAGGAAATTATTATCTACGATAAAGTTAATATAAAAAATAACTTTATTATGGAAATGAAAAAGATTGGTATCGATAAATTACCTTATTCATATTCGGCAATAAAACAATTTGTTGATCCAAAAACTATGGATATCCACTATAATAAACATTATAAAGGATATGTAAAAAAACTTAATGATGCTTTATCTAAAAAAAAATATGGTGATTTAGAGTTAGAAGATATTATTAAATCAATTGGTAAATATGATGACACCATAAGAAATAATGCCGGAGGTGCATTTAATCACGCATTATTTTGGAAAATGTTGTCTCCAAAGAAACAGGTCCCTAAAGGTGAGGTATTTGAAAAGATCAACAAACAATACGGTAACATTAAAAAAATGAAAGATGAGTTTAATGATGTTGCAAAGAAAAGGTTTGGTTCTGGTTGGGTTTGGTTATTCTTAACAAAGACAAATAGATTAAAAATTATGTCTACACCAAATCAAGATAATCCATTAATGAACGTTATAAAAGACGGTGGTTATCCACTACTTGGTCTTGATCTTTGGGAGCATTCGTATTATTTAAAATATCAAAATAAAAGGGATGAATACATTAAAAATTTTTGGAATAGTGTTAATTGGGAATTTGTTAATGAATTGTACTTAAGTAGGACAAAAAACATAAATGAGTCATTAACTGAGGATTCTATTTTATCTGAAGCTAAAGAGGTCTTCCCATTAACCTCAAAATCTTTTAGAGGTTTAATAAACGATGCTTACCCTAAATGTGATGGTTTAAAACACACAAACGGTTGTTTAGGAAAAATTGAGACAGAACAATGTAAAACTGATGAAGGGATCATTGGTGGTAAATATACTGAGCAAAATTATGGAGGTATTGGTAATTGGTCTATTATAAATAGATTTGATACGAATAGTTCCGTACATAAAGAGATTCAAAAAATTTGGTCAGAGGAAACTAATTCCGTAGAAAATTTTAGAACATGGATTACAAATAACATGGGAGAACTGGTTGGGGATGAAGGAAGATTTACTGAAAGATTGGTGAATCTAAACGTAAAAACAATAGTTGACGGTAGAGCAAATGAGAATTATGCAAAGTCAGTTTTAGTTACTTCATTTAAGTTAAATCCTGAAGAGGAAGGTCTTACTTGGAATATTATAGAGAGGTGTGCTGGGGATGTTAGGGATAGAAAATTAGGTCAAGACTTTGATGTTGTTATTGATAATGTCTCATATTACATTCAGGTAAAGCCAATTGATTATAAAAAAATTGAAAAGATTGGGTCAGAGAGGGGATACTATTATAAGGTACCTTCTTGGCATTACCATTCTAAATATACTGAAAGTAACGTTGATGTTATTTTGTATGTTGATAGACCAAAAGAAAAATTTGTTATGTTTAGAAATGATTTTGCGAGAATTCAAACGGTTGCGAACCCAACAACATTCCCTAAATTTTTTGTAATATATTACGAGAATCCTTTAAAAACAAATATGGATTTTGAGGTTATAGTCGAGCCTGATAAGGTAGAATCAAAACTTAAACTTACAAGAGACACCCAAACAGAAATTGAGTACTATAGAGAAAGGATACAATATTATAAAGATAAATTACGTGAACTTGGCGATTCTGAAAATATAACTGAAATGATCAAGTATTACAATGAAGAGTTATATCAACTTATTAATTAATATAAAGATATTTATATAAAAACAACCATTATGTCGATAATAAGTAATGAAGAAAGAGAAAGACTATATACGAGAGTACGACATGTCTTGGGAGCACCTTTAAGATCTGTTGAACTTGAGGATGAACAGTTAGACACTTTATTAGAGTTCTCTATTGAGGACTACTCTCAGTACATCCAAGATTGGTTAATTGAGAGTCAGTGGACAAGTCTTTGGGGTCTTAATGTTGAAACCCAATCATTGGCTAACGCATTTATGACAAAAAGTTTAGATTATGAAACAAGGTACACTTACGCATATTCTAAAATTGTAGGACTACAGGCAGGAGGAGATTCTGTAATGAAAAAAGATTACATCCAATTAGTTCCTAATCAACAAATATATGAAATACCTGCAGGTAGAGAAATTAATGAACTTTTATGGTTCAGTCCTGCAACCTTAAACAATACAATGTTTGATCCATGGTCTTTTGGTTCTTTAGGTGTTGGTGGTGGACTTGGAGGAGGTGGAGGTCTTGCTCAAATGGGTAATATGGCAGGTAGTTACTTTATGATGCCGGCTTTTGATATGTTATTAAGAATGCAAGAAATTAATATACAAAGAAGAATTATTGTTGGGGATTTAACATATAGGATTACCGCATTACCTGGAGGTAAAAAGGCGATTCACTTAATGAATACTCCCGGTAGTAAATTTGATTTTGGTAACTCAACATTAGCAAAAGGTAAGGTTTGGTATTGGTATTATCCAACAGATGAAAACGATAGAGACAGATGTTTAAAAGAGAATCCAGATATAATTAAAATGCCTTCTGATGTTCCCTTTGAAAGAGTAAGTTGGACCGAACTAAATAACCCGTCACAAATTTGGGTTAGAAGGTGGTTTGTGGCATCAGCGAAAGAATTATTATCAAAAGTAAGAGGTAAGTTTAGTGGTAATTTAAAGGCTCCTGATGGTGATCTTACTATGGATTATCAGTCATTGGCTACGGAAGGTAAAGATGAAAAAACTAAATTACTTGACGAATTGATTGGTACTGAAGGTAGACTCACAAGATTAAAACCGGAAAAGGTAATGGAAAGAGAAGCGTTAATTGCGGAAAACTTAAACAAGACTCTTAAATTTAGAGCCATGCCAAGACAAATTTATGTAATATGACAAATACACCACAAAGAAAAAATGTTATTAAATATCAAACGTCTATTGATCCACCAAAAGAACAAGACAAGTCGTTAATCATTTCTAAAGATAAGTACACCACAAACGATGAAACCCTCTTAATAGTAAGAGGAGTTCCAAATTCTGAGGTAACTTTAAATTCTACGGTTACAAAAAGAATTGTTGTTAAATCATTAACTTCAGTTTTAGTAAAACCTGATATGGGTATGATAGATGAAGAGTGGGATGAATTACTTTTAGAAAAAGGATCTTGCGTCCAATTCCAATTTGTTCAAGGTAATTGGTATATCTTATCTTCAGATGGTTTAAAAATATCTTAAACCAATTCTTCCCATCCAGGTTCTGCCAATTCATACATATAGTTAGGGTCAATACCAACCTTTTCCCAAAACTCTATTTCACCATCTTCCAGTTTAATTAAATGTTCTTCAATATCATCTTGGTCCTTTTCTTCAAACGGAACACCATTAATTAACTCACATTGTGTTTTTGTAAAGAACCCTCTTTCTTCAGGATTCTTAACTAATAATCCATCTCTCACTTCTTCTTTAAAAACTATTAATAAAGGTTCGACCCTTTTATTAAATGTTGCAATCGCCCTTTGGATATTGTATTCCCCTAACATATCAGGATTATTTTCAATGTCTGATGGGTTTAACATGTATGAGTTTAACTGGACAACAGAATCTGTTGTAGCAAGTTTATATGCCATATCTGTTGGTATTCCGGTATTTGCTTCTTTATTTTTAGAATTACTACGTACCCAATTATCTTCAGACCAAGATTTTTCCCAACCATTATTAAGTAGTAAAGTTTCCTTTTCTTTATAAGATACTTTAGATTTTGTAGAATCAGAGTAAAATAAATTTATCTGATCATCATTCCAACCGGCCTTTGGTTTATTAACTTTCTGAACATCTCCGTGTGAGGCCTTAGTTCCGTTATTTACGTAGTAGATTATATCTCCCAAATTTACATTAAGATTGTCACGTATTGCAAGTTCCATATGAGCCTGTCTTGACATAAGTGATCCGGCTTTAGTTGTTTGTTTACTTCGTTTAATGTAATCATCAATTGATTGTTTTATTCTTGATTTAGACGCAATTTGCATTAATGGAATTTTTTGATCGAATATCTTTTGTACGTATTCATAATAGTATTCCACAAAAGATTGACCATCCCCCTCTAAAAGTTGTCTTATCCCCTTATCTAAGAAAACCTCAATATATTTTGGCATTTTTTTAGATTTGATTGAATTACCCGTTAATTTAATTTTACCATTATGTTCCATAGTTGCGTAGTTCTTACGTGCTAAGTTTATACAAGAGTCCCACGTACCATCACAATCAAGACCCATTTCACCTTTCATGAATGTATCATTAAATTCTGCAACATCAGCATTATAACCTCTATATTCTTCACCTACTTTAACCAACCAATTTAATCCTTTACCGATATAAACTTTATGATCCACACCACCTTTAGGTAATGAAAAGTTCATACCGTCCGTATCGCATACAAGTGGGGTATATCCTCTTTTAACAAAGAACTTTAACATCTGACGAAGATATTGTCTTCCTGTACAAGTGATCTGTTCGCCCATATTTATATCCCCCCACGGGAATACTTGAGGTGCCGATAAGGAACCAAAGAATGCATTAATAAAAATCTTAATTGGTAATTGTTTTCTATCGAATGACAATGATTTCTTTTTATCAATACCCTTATATTCCGAAGCCAAATTCTTATACATAATACGAGAATTACGGAAAAATGTTAATAAACCTTTCATCGCCCCCGTAATATCACATTCAGGGAATACATCGTGTACCAACTGAATAGACGGATATAGTGATGAGTAGTCAAGTTTTAACACGTCTTTTGAATAACCCACTTTAAGTAATCGTGATAACCCACCGACAAATCTTCTTTGTTCTTCTTTTTTAGGAATTGCCAAACCAAACTTATATGACCAAGCAAGCATTATCATTTTCCATAATGTTGCGGTTCCCATTGTTGAGACCCTTTCATATGTTGTTGGGACTAAAGACGCAAGTAGGAAAGTTCCTTGATTGAACTCGTCATCCACTATCAAGGTTTCCTCAAGGTCATCGTCAAGATAACGCTCAACTATATCGTCCCCAGTTGTTTTTATATAAATGTCTCCTCGTCTAAAACAAACCTCATCAATTTTAGAATCAACACCAACTTTCTTATATTTACCATTTTCAGTGTTTAACCAATACTCGTCTTTTTCAGCGTACATAGGACCAATCTTTGTGTGGTCAATATATATACGATCTTTAGCCTCACCATCTATAAATTTGGTAATGTACTTCAATCCCGCCTCTTTAATATTTGAATTGATTGCTTGAGCTCTACGAACAGAGTGGATAATATCAATCACATTATATCCCCACAACTGAACCTGATTAAATTTCTCAACCTCATTTGCCAATTTTAACATTGATTCCTTTTGGGATATTGTTCTTTTTGGGTTAAGGGACTTTGCTATTTTTTTAATATCAAGATTTAAAGCCTTACATCTTTCGAATATCCAAAACCAGTCAAAATTTGCTGAATTGTATCCTGAAATAATTGATGGTTTAAGTTCGTCTATTGTTCTGAAGAACTCAACAAGACCACTTCTTTCATCATCTTCATCTTTACATTCAATAACTTTTAGGAATCCTTTATTGGTTTTCATTCCAATCATAAAGATACGACCGTCTTTTGGTTCTAATGCGGTTGTCTCAAGGTCAAATCCAAATCTAGTGATATCATTATATTCCTCAAATCCTTTGAACAATCTTTTTTCTTTTGAGATGAGGTACTGTTCGACAGGGGGTAACATTAAAAATTTATTTTTTGTATTTTCACCCCAAGGATCAATACCTCCATCACGAAAAAATTGTGTTAGAGATCGATAACCTTTCATTGACTTAACCATAAATGTTAGACCATTTTCTAATCTTTCATTTCCATCAGTTCTTAATTTGTCTATTACAATTCCGTACTTAGACATCGCCTCTTTTTGTAGTGCTTTAGATCCTTGATAAAAGTTTAATCCTTTTAGGTCTCCTACCCAAGCAAATGCAATTAAACTATCTCTTACAATAGATTTTCCTTTTCCCGGTATTTCTTTGATTTTATAAATATGGTCCGACACGTAGTCAAACTCAATTGCAACGATGTGCTCTTCCGAATCATTTCCTTCTAGAAATGACTTAATTTCTTCTTGTGATATCATATATTTTTTTTAAAGTTTGGTTTATTATCTATCATACAAAGATGACATTTACCTTACATTAATAAATATATGTTTTTTATCCGTCTAAGTCAATTAATTTTTAACCACGAGGAACCACTGGACCAACCACCTCCGAATCATTTTGTAATGTATCAAAATAATTTAAATTTCTTTTAGAATACGTATTTCTTATATCGTTATTTCTAAATTTTGAATTTAACATTTTTTGAACGTAAATTTCCGCGGCGCGAGGAGTAACTTTATTTAAATCTTTTCCAACATAACCCTCAAGTTGTAGGTTATCTCTTATAGCATTTTCGGGATTTTTAACTTCAGTGTTTTTTAACGATGCAATTATTTCTCTTGTAACCTTACCACCCTTAAGACTTTCCTCATAATTTTTAACATCAGAATTTTTTTTCTCTATATTTTCTTCTAACTCTTTTTTTCTGTTTAAACTTGTTTCATCGTTTTTTTCTTTTAAACCATTTAATTCTTTTTGATCGGAATTAATAGATTTAATTTGTGTGTTATACTTTCTCACCTCTTCTTTTACTAAATCATCGATTGTTTTTAACACAATTAAATCAATCCCTGTAGTGGTTAAACTAGGGTGAGTTCTTCTTGCTAATTCAGCATCTGTAATATCTTTTATATTTGTTCTTGTAGTTGTCATATTATTTATATTTTATTTATTATGAAGTAGGACTTACCGCAACTAATGCAGGTGTTCCATCTAAGTAAATTAATTTTAATGTTGATGTTGAGTCATTTAATAATGTGCAAGTATAATTGTTATAAACGTGGGTTGCCAAAGTAAAATCCTCACTAACATCATATTGTATTACATTATATTGGAAATCATCACCAACGGTATTACCAACAAAATTGTTAAATATATTATTATTATTAAAATTAGATCCAACCTCATTACCGTAAGTGTGATCACCAAACTTATTATCGTATACATTATCACCCCAAATATTTCCAGCAACAAAAAACTGACCAAAATAATTACCAATTGTATTATGAACAAAGTCAACACCTATAGTATTACCAAAGAAACTAACTCCAGCAATATTTGATTCAAAACCGGTACTTATTTGATTAAACCAAGAGACTTCACCAATTTTATTATATGCTGCATTATCATTGATTTGGTTTAAATTGAAAAAGTACCCAATATCATTACCAGTAAAATACACTCCTAATATATTTTCTTGAAATAAATCACCAATTCTATTATAATTAAATCCGTCGCCTATTGTATTTGTATTACAACCCCAACCTATTTGATTATTATTGTATCCTCCACCCGAAGTATCGTATGTTACATTGTAAATAAAACTATCCCCAACTGTATTTTGAATAAAATTATTTCTAATTATATTTCCACCATCTCCAAGATTAGGAGCTTCATTATCAATACCAAAATAGTTACCTATTATATTTGAATTAAAATCATTTAAAATGTAGTTTGAAATTCCTGTATCGTTTAAACTACCAAAATAATTACCTATTTGGTTATTAGTAAAACCAGATCCTATGTTATTATTTATAAAATGATTACCTATGTGGTTATCCTCAAAAAAGGCATCACCTAACGTTACCCCAACGGAAGTAACTCCGGCTAACGTATCAACCCCATTATCAATAGTGTCTCCATTACTAAACCCACCAATATATAAATTAACCGTCATTGCACTAAAACCATCATCAGTAACAACTTCTGCGGTACCACCTACGCCATTATCAACAACATCCCCAACTTGGAAACTTGTAATTCCCGTAACATTAAATGTTGCATCATTTCCTCCTGTGGTTATTGTTATACTATCGTTTATTTGGTAATATGTTCCGGGAGTATTAATTGTAACTCCTGTTATAACACCTAAACCATCGGTTAATATATCCACAGTTAAAGAACTTCCAAGTCCTCCTGTTGTTGGGACATTTGTAGAGTCGGAGTACCCCGTACCTCCACTTGTTAATGTTATCCCTGAAACTGGACCTTGTAACTTTTCATAATAAACAGTAGTCACTATACCAATTTTATTACCTCCAGTTCCGTTAGAGTCCAAACCAAAATTATTACCAATTACGTTATTAAGAAAATAATTACCAATTATATTTTTATTAGCTTTATCAAAACAACCAAAGTAGTCCCCAACTACGTTACCCTCAAAACTATTCCCAATCTCGTTGTTAGAAAAATAATTTTTTATGTTATTATTTTCAAAATTATCACCAATAGTATTGTCGGTAAAATAATTCCCAATAACATTATTATACAGATATTTCCCAATCAAATTTCTCTGAAAAGAATCATTTATTACATTACCCTGATTTTGTGAACCACCATAACCAAAATCATTATCAAATTTATTTTCTAAGAAAAAATCACCTATTTTATTACTTGAAAATCTGACACCGCTATTAGGTTCGGTATATACTGAATTCCATTCAGTGTCTTGTGGACTTACAGAACTATTCCACGATCCTTCCGTTGCAATATTATAAATCGCCCCACTACTATCTCTAGCGATTTCCAAGACTCCTGGTATAATAATATCAATATCATTAACACCATTTCTTTTTGTAAATGTAACTGTAGGTCCTATGTTATTACCAAGTGAATCCATTTCAGTTCTTTCATATTGGAAACCTCCTCCGTTACCATCTAATGTCCATTGATTAAATTTAATTTTAAAATACTGAGATGTGGATGTGACTTTCATTACCAACTCTTTACCTAAGATTCTATAATCAATAGAGCCACCTAAAGAATCATTAAAAATATTATAAGCTCTACCCGTGATATTAGATAAATCGCCCCAACCAAAAAGAGTATTAATTGGTAAATTTTTTTGGAAGTACTGACCTATTTTATTGTTGAAAAATTGATTAGGGATTATATTCCCATTAAAATAATATTTAGTTTCATTATTATAAAAACTATCATTAATTATATTATTATTAAAACCATTACCAATAAGATTAAGATTAAAATCAGATCCAATTTGATTTTTATTAAACCCATTAAGTATTGTGTTACCTTGAGATGATCCATTAATAGTATTCACTAGGTAGTTTGTACCAATTTGATTGTTTTGGAAATTTTGTCTTACTGTATTTCTGTAAAATCCGTTACGAATATAATTTCTATAAAATTCAAAATTATCTAAGTTACCAAAGTCACCAATTAAATTATCTTGAAAGTTATCTAATATTTCATTTTTATAAAACGCAGAATAAATAAGATTGTTACTAAAACCATTTCCAATAATGTTGTCTTCAAAATCAACACCATTCTCATTCAATAATTGGTTATTACTAAAATCATTACCAATATGGTTAGAGGTTAAATTTGCATTTATTAAGTTACGATTAAAATAATGTCCTATGATGTTATCGTCTATATCGTTTACTGATACATTTTCATAACAATAATCACCCCAAACGTTATTTTGATTGTCAGTTCCAAAAGTATTATTGTAACAGTAATCACCAAATTTATTACTTTCGTATTGTCCTTCTAAAAATACATTGTTTGGTAGTAAGAATGTTCCACTACTAACATTTGTATAGTTATTTGTGTAATTACCTATATAGTTATTTTTTGCGTAATCATTTAATATCGCATCCCCAAATGTACTGTACTGTTCGTAATCGTTTGATCTAACGTTTGTTCTTTTATAACTAAAGTAACCATTACCGTTTGTTTCTTCTATTGTAAGATAAAAACTTTGACCCACACCAACCGCCGTTATTGTATCACCTGACACGTTCATAATTACATTGTCGGTAATTCCTGTTATTTCATAATAACTCGGACTACTATTAGGTATATAAATAATATCACCTACCGACAGAGAAGTGAAAGAAGTATCAACACCATTAACTGTACCATTACTTAATAACTCAATTGTACCATTTAATCTTAACTCGTCTCTATATGTGAATAATTTATATCTTTTAAATAAAATATTTCTATGATCATAATCAGTCCTATTATTAAACTCATCAATTCTTTCAGTAATCCTACCAAAGGCAACACCATTAGTAACTTCAGTTGTATTATACATTATATCATAACGTATAAAGTCGTTAGGGTGTATTGGTTGATAAGCAACAGGACTAATTGTATTAATACTTGTGGCCAATACTACAATTGGCTCAACAGGACCTTGTTTATAATTTTCAGAAGTAATTGGGGTTCCATTATAATCAAAATCAGGTTGATCATAACATGTTTTAAAATCTTCTATTATATAATAAGAACCTTGAGTTAAGTCACTAGTCGACATTAAAGTAAATAAAGTTGAGTAACTTACAGGTGTTGCACTTAAAATGTAACTTGCAAAATCTACAATAGGTGTGTGTTTGGTTGTTCCTGTGGGTACATCATAATTTACAATAGGTATTATGTCTATTGAGGTGTACCCCGTATTACCAACGTAAGGTAAGTCTGATATTTTTTTATTTGCCATTTTTTATTTTATAAATATTTTACTTTTGAAAATATTTTGATATACGTTGACTTAATCTTACTCTTGGATCATTTTTATCTCTATTTAAAATTTCATAAGGTAATAAGAATCCAAAACTTAAAAACACTCTTCTTGAGTTAAACTCTTCGGTCCAATGTTTATATAAAGAAGCCTCAAAACAGTATAGGTCTTTTTGTTCTATGACAGGTGAAGAATCGCCTATAAAAATTTTGTAATCTTCTGATAACACACTAATGTTACACTTATAGTTTATGTAACCATCAAGTGACGCATCATAGTGGGGTTGTACTCTACCACCTTTTTTCATATCAACCGCCTGAATAAAGATATTATCAAGTGGTAGGTTATTCTTTTCAGATATCCTTTTAAAAATAGTTTTGATAATTTGGGGAACTTCTTGTTGTAAAACTTTAGAAACTGATTGAAAATTTGTAATGTAGTTTGTAAGTTCGGTATTTGAGATGTCTATAATACAAGATTTTCCCTTCAGTGTTTTTGAGATTTCACTTAAGTGGTAATTCGGATCTCCATCTTCAGGATTTAACGAATCAACCCAATCAACAATTAGATTAACCTCATCATCACTGATGAAATTTTTTATTATTTTATGATTTTCAGATTCCATTTATTAAGAAATTCTTTTGGACCAATTTCTAATTCCATAATAGATAAGTTTTTCTTATCGTAAATAGAGTTCATTTTTTCCTCAGATCCCGCCATTGTACAAAACCAATGTGTTGCAGGTTCTTCTCCTGTTGATGAACAAGGTATTTTCATCACATTTTTATTTACCCAAGCTTCTCTTACTTGTTCTACCTTATCGTTTTCTGTTAAAATATTTATTCTCATATTATTTATTTTTTTAGTAAATCTAATAATTCTTGTTTTTCTTCTTTAGTGATTGATTTGTATTTTCTCATATCAACAATTACTTTTAATTGTTCAGGAAGAAAAACACCATTTAATGCGGTTTTAGCCACCTCACATTCTCTATGAGTCATTTCAAACGCCTCTTTAACGTTATCCACCCAAGTTTCAGTTTCAACTGATTTAAGGTATTTGTTATCTGTTGTTCTTTGTATTAACTTTATCATAATATTATTTTTTTTATATAATGTATTTTTAAGGGTTACGATTCTTAATTAAAAAAATTGAACACTAATCCTCCCCAATCGTGATAAGTTTGGTCAGAGCCTGGGTCTGAAGTTACTCTAATACCACCTACTGAGGTAATGTTTTCAAATGTCACATCAATATTACCAGGGAAGTATAAATCTGCACTATCATTAGCATCGTAATTTTGATTATATAACGTATATGACCATACTGTAACCCAATCTTCAATTGAGTTGTCATATAAATCTATTGTGAGGTCTGAGGATTCGTACTCCTCGTGAACGTGTGCGGTCGCAATACCACATTTACTTGTTGTAAGCCTAATTACATTTAGAATTGGTGGAAATTCAATATTGTAATCGTTAAAATCGGTATCTCCACCATACGTTGACCAATTAATTGAAATTAATGGTGTATCTTCCTGAGTAATAATAGAATTAAGTTTAATTTCAATAGGTGTATAGTATAAGGAATCACCTACAAAATCTTCATTTGCAAAGTCATATACTGTTAAAAATACACTATCCTCTGTTGGCCCCAAAAAGGAACCAATTCCTGATGATACAATTAAGTTAAATTGTGGTGGTTCATAAAAATAATTAAAAGGAGTGATAAATGATGGTGTAGTTATTTGAGTTTTATTTCTTTGGAAACTATTACATAGATTATAATTTCCGTTGATAACGTCACTAAAAACTGCAAAATACAAACCTTGTTGAAAAAACTCTCCTCCATAAACCCATACTAACTCATCACCAAGAGTATTTTCTAAAACATCAACAACTAAACCACCATTGGATGTTAATTCAGAGTTACCCCAAATTATTGGAGTGTCTCCTGTAGCAATAAAAACACAACCTGTTACGTTAGGATTATTAACCTCAGTAACTGTGATTATTATATCGTTTGCGGGGGTACTACCACTAACAAAATCAGTTCCTAATATTGTTATTGTATCTCCTACTACGTAACCATCCCCACTCGTTGCAATAGTAATGTTATTAAGTGTTGTCCCACACCAATAACCATCAAAAGATACCCCAACACCCAAACCACTTGTTGTTCCTGTAACACCATTAAATGTTTCGTAACCCTCTGGTGAAGTCCAAACATAATCAAAATTAAAAGACCCTCCACTAATTATATTTGCAACATTACTAAAATCATCGTAATCTTGGTAATCTGTGATTTCGTACGTTTCTCCAATTATTAAACGATAATTAAAGTCACCGATATTACCACTAATAGAACCTGTTTGAGTTAATAATGCTCTATATGTTCCACTATTATTTGATGACCCCGTAACGCTTAAATTCCCATTAATTGTTATATCACCATTTATGGTTTGTCCCGATAAGTTATCTACTATGTATTTTGTTGCCATTTTATTCTTATTAATTATATACTCTTATTTCTAGTGATGTGGATTGTAAATTATTATAATAACTACCAGTAGCATCAAATTGAAATAAATATATTTCTTCAGAATTACCAATTTGAGTTGTTATCCAATATGGGTCTGATGGCCTAGAAGAGGTTGTGGTAAAAGTTATAGTTTTGCCTATAAGAAATAAACTATCACTATATATATTGTAAGTGCCAGCATTATTATAAGTAAACCAAATATTACCAATAGTGTTTTCTAATACAGTTGCTACTGGAGCTCCTGTGTTGTAGTTTAAACCCTCAACACCTACCCAACTGTTAGGTTCTTCACTTGCAGTTGCAACAAATGTATATGTATCAGGATAAACTGGTCCCCCTACATTACTAAAGTCCCAACTTCCAGTAGGTAAATATCCACCAAGTTGGTATGTCACACCAACAGTTACCGAACCACTTGACATAGTTTGTGGATCATTCCCACCACTCTGTGTTAATAGTGCAGTATATACTTTATATGGTTGTAATTGTTGATCATTTATAGTTTGACCCGGTAAGTTATCTACTATGTATTTTGTTGCCATTTTTTTATTTTTTAATTTATTTAGTCAATAGGTAATCCAGCCATATAATCAACCGTTATATTACTCCACCCAATACCAAATTCATATTTCATAACTTTATCAACAACAACATATGATTCAAATTGTGTTGTACCGGAACTAACATCAGAATTAATAAAAATACCACTTAAAAAATATACATCATTTGTGGTATTAGCGGTTGTTGCTGCTGGTAAATTTGCAATAATATAATCATAAGCAGAATCCCTGATAGTTTCTGTGGCAAATATCATTTGTTTATTATAAACCTCTTCAGTAGTTCCTGTGAATCCACTTAAAGTAGATTTAAATGGCCATAAAATATCCGTCAATTTCCAAAAAGAATAATTTTCATTATTAAAAGGTGCGTTATTTTGATCTGGTGCTGAACTTAGTTGATTTACAACTTGGTCAATTGCACCCGCAACAGCACCACAGGTATTATCAGTTAAACTATTTGCTTTACCTCTTCTTAACATTCTACCTGAACGCCCATCTTCAGTAACACCAATGTGTGGCATACTTGTTACAAACAAGGTTCCACCAAGATCAGTTGCTACGTGACTTGCAAATGCCCCAAAACCAACACTACCAACAAACGGATAACCTGCTAGTCCTCCTGATTGAAATGGACCTAAGAAAGAATTAATACTTGTTGGCCATCCACCGATATTTCCGGGTAAATATGCCGCATCAACGTCATCAGAACAAATACCTTCAGCTAAAACAATATCAGTTGATGGTATTCCTTCATTTGTAACATATTCTGTTGTATATGTTCCCCATACTTCAGATAATACGGCTCCTGAAAATGGTTGGTATCCTCCGTCAACGGTAACAGTTCTTACTGTTTCAGTATATGCGCTCTGACCTGTTAATGGTGCTGGTACAATTATTTCATATATTCTATCATATAATGGAACGTCTAATTCGTATGTTCCATAAGGATAATCCGAAATATTGTTAAATGGTATTACTTCAGGACCTAAATCAACTGTTCCACCAGTTGTGGGTAAAAAAGTAACGTTTGCCGTTAGTCCTGATAAATTTGTGCTTGTTATTCTAATTCCTTGTATCATTTTTTTGTTTTTTTTATTTTTTATTTATTTATAATATTAATCCGAAATTCAAATCATTTTCTGGTATGTCTAATGCGTTTAACCCACCTAGACAAGGAGCCTCAGTTAATGTTTCTATTGTTAAAACATCTAATTCATCGTAATATGATAATCTGTTATCACCATTTTTATTTTTAAATACATTAACTGTTGTGATATCATATAACATACCTGTACTTAAACAAACATTATTAACTTCAGTATTAACAATATTCCATTGGAATGAATCGCCAATTGTGTTATTGTAAAAGTTATCAGGAATAATATTATTGTAAAAATATTCACCGATGGTATTATCTATAAAATTATTTCCAATTCTATTTCCTTGAGCGTTTGATCCCCCAAAACCAAATCCATCTTGTACCTCATTAGAATTGAAATAAGTTCCTATTGTGTTGTATGAGAATGAACCATAACAAATATTAAATGAAAAATTATCACCAATATTGTTATGTATTGTGATACCACTAAAAATATTAGGTGAACACCCAAATCCTATATTATTATATCCAAACTCACCTAATATCTCATTAGCTTTAAAATCTGTTTTAAGTTGATTACTCCAAAAATTACCTTGAATGTCATTACCCTTAAAATTATTCATAATTTGGTTGTTCTCAAAAGTAAGACCTAAGTTGTCAACTCCACCAATTGTGTTTGTGTTAAAACCATTTAATATTGAATTTTTTATAAAAGCACAATATATGTCATTATTGTAAAAATCGTTTAAAATATTGTTACTTAAAAAATTAAATTTAATTGTATTACTTTCAAAATAGGTCCCAATTATATTACCCCTAAAAG